CACTGTTTAAGACAATCTTATTGTCAGCAATATTCAGTTCGTCAGTATTAATAGACGTTGTTGTACCGGTAACAGTTAAGTTACCTGCAACTGTAATATCGTTAAATGTAATGTCGTTTGAGTATAACTTACCCGAGACAGTTACATCATTAAAAGTAACATTGGATGTTGTATCAACATTTTGGCCAATGTTAAATATACCATTAGCATTGTTATAATAGATGCCGTTGCTACCGGCTAAATGGGCGCGGGCTTCAGTTGGTGACGGTCCAATGTATGTAAACTGACCGTTGGCGTTATTGTAAGTAAGTGAACCATCACCACCTTGATCGTTAACAGATAATGCAGTTCTTACTCTTGCATTTGTAAGGTATAGATTACCAGATGTTTCAACAACGTTGGCGGTATAGATTCCTGACCATACATTAGCTGCAACCGATTGCGCAGTAACACCACCTATAACTGATACATTACCAACTGTTACCTTATTGAAAGTAACATTAGAGGTTGTATCAACGTTTTGCCCGAGATAGAAAACCCCAGTCTCTTTATTAAAGTAGATACCAGTGTTAGAAGATAGCGGAAGAATATTACTTGTAATCGTAAGATTAGAAATAGTATTAATTCTGCCGTAGGTATCAACAACAATAACAGGTATTGATACATTACTACCGTATGTACCTGCTGCAACCCCAGACGGTGTAAGAGATAAAATTGGTTGTACGCCATGACCAACAGCGTTAGTAATTGTAATACCAGTACCAGCAAATAACCTGTCTACATAATCGCTAGTAGAATCATAACGAAGGTTTACAAACCTTGCGTCGTATGTCCCTGAGGTAGCATTATAAAAGATTGTTTGGTTGCTCTGTACCCCAGAAACGTTAACATCTTTTAACCCAGATAGACTATCTGCACCACCTCCAATACCGCCCCCACCGCTTCGAACGATAATAGCCGCTACACCTTGATCACCCTGTGTAACAGATATTTTAGGGGTCTTAGGCCCCTTTATATTAATTGCCATTTATCTGGTAACTCCGGGTAGAACCGTAACAATACCCTCTACAATTCTAAGCACATTAATACCAAGACCAACAGTCACATCGTACACATAACGGCCGGGCTTAACATTACTGGTATTTGCAGCAGTCATAGAAAGACTAATTTCACCGTTTGCGGCATCTGTAATTGTAGAGGTAAAGCTGATAGAATTTGCTGAATAGTATGATTTGCGCATCTGTGCGCGTGCTGTATAACCAGTCAGGTTATTGGGTACACCGCTATCATCGCTATAGTTAATAGTTACGGTGAAGTTAGCACCTTGATCAATCACTAAGTTAGATGTAACTGCCATGGGTTTCCCTAAAAGATATTCGTTTAATTGAATTATTTATGGTTGTAGTAACCACAAGCTTTCAGTCTTATATAAAAAAAGGGCCTATCGGCCCTTTCTTTTTCGTAGGGTAATGTTATAGATTACCGGTATTAGTCGAAGGATACGCTCGTGTAATACCGGAAGTGCCTGCCCAAATTATACGAACTGCACCACTAGCACCAGAGTTCGAAACATTACCATTACCGCCTGCACCGCCTCCGCCACCGTATGTCATATCCGCTTGTGTTGTATTATCAATTTGTGTAGGTGGATACCTTGTTGATCTTGCTCCTCCGGATCCACCACCACCGTTAAGCGCTGATGTAAGGTTTTGACCATTTATAAAATTACTACCAGCTGCTCCGCTTGCTCCTTCACCTAGCAGCCCTACACCACCGCCCGAACCTTGTATTGATCCGCTGTTTATTCCAGATTGATAACTAGTACCTGTATAACCACCTCCACCACCCGCACCACCTTGACCGGCGGTTGCATTACCCGCACTACCGTTAGTGCCGTTACCACCTACACCGGAGTAACCACCGGCCCCGCCTCCACCACCGCCAAAAGCGCCTGACCCAGCGCCTCCTAAACCACCCAGGAAGCCTGTGCCACCGAACCCAGCCGTTCTTTTAGAATTGTTAGTAAAATCAGGATTATTTGGATAGTCATAAGGTATCCCTCCACCATTAGCCTGTATAACAGAACTAAAGGAAGAAGCATTACCTTTATCCTGATCATCCGTTACAAAGTGACGACCTCCACCACCAACTTTAACCTCATAAGATTGACCAGGTGTTACAGAGACGTTATTAATGTAACGAAGTTCACCGCCCGCACCACCAGAACTACCGTACCCACCCGCTCCACCACCAACAGCAACAACGGATACTGTTGTTACACCGGTTGGAGCTACCCAGGAAAATGTACCGGGTGTTGTAAATTCTATTTGACCTGCCGGGACACTAATCGTAGGTGAAAACGTTGGACTATCGCCAGACAGTTCACCTACGTTTGTATAAGGAAACGATCTTGTAATTCCTGCCGATGCTCTTGCCCAAACAACGCGAACAGCGCCATTACCACCCCCGGTGGCAGGGAATGATGTTTTTGGCTGATCGGATGCGCCTACAACTACCGTTATTGTTTGACCGGGGGTTACAGCAATATTATTACCATAAACTAATGCGCCACCGGCACCACCGCCCCCTGTATAAGCACCAGCACCACCACCATAGTCACCACCAGCGCCAGAAGTTTGAGAACTCGTACCCTCACCGCCACCTGAACCAGGTCTACCTGGACCACCGTGGGTTGCATAACCAGAATTTAACGTTGGTCTTGGACCGCTGGTACCTTGACCAAATAAACCAACTCCACCTCCCCCAGACCCGTACCAACCTGAGTCAGCGCCTGCGCCTGCACCTCCGCCTCCGCCTCCGCCTAGCCCCGGATCATCAGCGTTACCACCGGCACCAGAATAGCCCCCAGCGCCCCCGCCCCCGGCGCCATAATTAGCACCACCAACACCACCATGACCACCTGAACCACCGCCTGAAAACGCTGTACCGCTTCTTGTACCGGTAGTATAGAATAAACCAGCTGCACTCTTCCCACCGTTAGCAATTTTGCCGCCACCCTCTGCAATTACATAAGAACCAAAAGAAGAATTGCCAGTGTCTGTCCCGCTTGTACTAGAGTGACCAGGTCCAACACATACTACAGATACCTGAGTAACGCCTTCTGGTACTACAAAGGTATAAGAACCAGCTGTAGTATAAATCGTCTCACCAGCTGGGTAAAACCCGGCTGTTGGCCACGAGTTTGTAGCTTGATACTTAGTTATATCGGACAAATGCCATATCCCACTGGCGCGGGCAGACGAGGATTTGCTCGTAGGATCAACCCCGTATTTTGTAACAAACCCGCCAGCGTAACGCATGTTATTCCTGTACTATTAGGTATTATTTATAGGGGGTAGCAGAGACTCTATCATTTCCCAATCCTGGGTCTCTTCATTCCATTTATAGTATGGAGGAGTACCATCGATATTACCTGGATAAGGTTTTGGTGGCTTCATTTGACATATCTCTTCGTCAAATATCCACGACGCAGGCCCACCCCAGTTACCCTTAACAGCGTTCTGTTTTTCATCTTTTTCATCGGGAGTCATCTCGAGGAGTTCCCATTTATCATACACTTCACCGGCATCATTAAATGTATATACCGGTCCTATCGACTTTTGATAGGGGTTAGTGTGTAGCGGTCTTTGTATTCTATGAAATACCGCAAAGTTATCTGGTACAGTAACATCTAAGTCATGCTGCGGAAATAAATGCTGCATGTTAGTTCTACCAAGCGGGTGCTCAAATGGCTGTCCGTCTTTAATTTGTATAAAAAATTCTCTCATGTTTTCTCCTAATAAAATATTTATAGATCACCGGTATTAGTTGCAGGATATGATCTAATTAAACCCGTACCACCAGCCCAGATAATTCGAACAGCACCCGTACCAGCACCAACACCGTTACCCCCTCCATCACCTCCACCATAACCATTATTGGGTACTGCTGTATTAGTAGCAGGAAGCCCTCCAGATCCTCCTTGACCTGTAAAGCCATAGCCGAGTGAGAATGGAGCTTGCCCTGATGTTGCACCTAACCCATCAGCACCCTGTCCTAATAGACCGGTACCCCCACCAGCACCACCTTCCCAGTCAGCACCAGCACCACCTCCACCACCGCCACCTGAACCATTAGCACCTACACCCCAGCGCGAGCCACCTGCACCACCAACACCCCCGTTACTTGAATAGCCACCTGCGCCGCCGCCACCAGATGCCCTACCGCTCGCTACAGATCCTCCGCTTCCTCCACTACCGCCGCCGTCACCTGTATAGGAACCTCCGAAATAGGATCCACTCGTGCCAGCACCTCCACCACCTTTAACTGTAGTTGTCGATATAAAATATGAGTCTCCACCGGCACTAGCTTGACCAGCGGCACCCACAACGACTGTATAGGTAGAACCTGGTGTAACCGCAATGTTATTTTTCCAACCTAAACCACCACCACCACCACCGCTATTATCACTACCACCTGAACCTCCACCACCTATAGCAACAACAGCAACTGATGTTACCCCGGTAGGAGCTTCCCAGGAATACGTACCAGGAGTTGTATATTCTCTTTGACCGGCTGGAATTGCGTTATTTAAATTATCGGTGTTAGTAGAAGGATACGTTCTTGTGACCGTGTTATCTGATGCGTAAATAATGCGAACTGCGCCACCACCACCCGTACCAGCAGTACCATAGTATAGACCACCATACCTTGCACTACCACCACCACCACCATAGTTACCACCGTTACCACCGTTCATTCCATAGCTACCGCTTGTAGGCAACCCAGAACTACCACCTGATCCACCTTGACCGGCATTATATTGGAATGAAATACTAGGCCCGTAGCCACCTGCACCATTAGCACCCTGGCCGAGTAAGCCAACCCCACCGCCGCCAGCGCCACCGCTACTGTTACCGTACCCATATCCCCCGCCGCCTCCACCACCGGTCCCAGCTGCGCCATTATTAAAAGCAGGGTCCGGTGCACCCACAGGGCTATAACCACCAGCCCCACCATTACCGGAATAACCACCAGCACCACCGCCACAGCCTGCAAAGTCAACCGATCCACCTGTACCACCGGCACCACCGGTACCACCAGCAGAGTTTGTACCTGAGCCTGAACCACCAGCACCACCTACCCCTGGACTTGCACCAGAGGTACCAAGCGTACCACCGCCTCCGCCTGTGGCAATAAGAACACTGGTATTAAATGAACTATTCCCTCCATTACTACCGTTAGGTGTACTGTTTGTACCACCAGCACCACCCGCACCGACGATAACTGGGTATGATTGTCCTGGTACCACAGTAATATTATTTACATACCGTAACCCACCACCACCACCACCGGTCTGTTTCAAACCATCAGACCCGTTACCTAAACCAACAGAACCACCTCCGCCACCGCCAATTGCAACAACAGAAATATTCGTTATACCTGTAGGCGCTATCCATGTATGTGAACCTGGAGTTGTAAAATCGACTTGACCTAAGCCAGTTGCTGTGGATGCATTGGAAAGAACACCAGTATTTGTAGAGGGGAATGTTCGCGTAACTGTTTGATTAGTTGACCAAATAAGACGAACAGCACCACTACCACCAGAACCGCTTATTGAACCACCGCCACCATACAGTCCCCCAGAAGTACTGCTACCATTTGCCCCACCTGAACCACCACCCCCTACAGGTTCGGACCCAGAAGAGCCGCCTAAACCATTAGCACCCTGGCCTAATATACCAACACCACCTCCACCAAAACCTAGCGCATTGGGAAACGATCCAAACGTTCCCCCACCACCACCACCGCCACCTGATCCACTCTGACCTGCGCCTGCACCTGCATTTGCTCCGTTTCCGCCATTACCGGAATAACCCCCGGCGCCGCCAGCAGCTGACCACGAGTTAGGTGAATGTTGTCCTCCATTACCCCCGCGACCGCCGCCATCACCTACAAAATTACCACCAATTCCGTTTTGGGGTGATTCTCCACTCGCCCCACCGAGCCCAGCAACGACAGAGGTACTTATAAAATACGAATCTCTTGAACTTGGTGCAAGCATTCTATTATTTGTACCTGGTCCAACAACGACAGTATAAGAATTACCAGGTATAACAGGAATATTATTTTTCCACCCTAACCCTCCACCTCCACTTGCATACCCGTATCCAGAATCCCACGAGCTTGTGCTTGCTCCCCCAACTGCAACAGCAGATACCGAGTACACACCTACGGGTGCAACCCAAGTATACGTACCTGGGGTAACAAACGAAATCTCACCGACAGCACCTGAACCTGGCCAAGCACTGTTGTAAATTTCTTCTAGCTGTTGATCAAGTGTCCATACACCAGGGTTTCTTGCACCGCCCGGTGATACGGCTCCTGTAGCGGATAGTATACCGCCTTTGTATCTCTTACTCATTAGATTCCAACCTTACAGGCTAATAACTTCGTACGAAATCATAATCTCACAATTAGAGTTAGAACTTGCGAATCCTTTGATGGAAGTATTTTCTTCGAGATAGAACGAGGTGGACTTATCGATTAAGATAAGAGCAGCCTGGGCAGGAATAGAGACCGCAGATGCAAGTCTTGTTGCTTGCCCGGCGCCTGTTGCAGAAGCATTCAATTCGATACTTGCGTTTGCAGCGCCACCGGCGTAAACGTTAGAGATCATAATTGAGTTAATTTTAATTACATTTCCACTAGCAGCAGGATTTGATACCTGTACATAGTTACTGGTAGTTAATACGTTACCGTATGTTCTACCGAAAATGTTACCTGTGTTGACAATATTTGGTGCAGCCATTTTTTATCCTCCGAATACCAGCGACATGGCAATAGCTTTACCGGTCGATGCTTTTGTAGCTAAAGTTGTTGTTAAATTCGTGACGTTTGCTTGTGGTACGTTATCAATACCAACCGTTGCAGCGTTTAAGACACGACCGGCGCTATCTACGCTGATAGTTATTTTTGAATTTGCTGTTAAACCGTACGTACCTAGCACGACCCCGGTGTTTGATAATTTAGTAGATGTAATAGTACGATCGACAATCATGGCCTCCGTAACACTACTATTACCTAGCGTTGCAACAGTATATTTTTCTCCAAGGAAAATAATAAAAACCTGAGCGCCGACTTCAATTGCCTCCGTGAAGACAATTTGAGATCCACCACCTTGCAGCGTATATGCCGAAACGGGTTGCTGCAATACCCCGTTAACCGAAACCAATATTGAAGATGGCGAGGGTGCTGGGTATTGTAAAGTAAAGGTAACCGCCGAACCGTTAGGTGTCAGAGTTTGTGTTTGAAATGCCCCGAAAGCAGGGGATCTACCGATATAAGCCATTTATGTTCCTAGTCTATTTACAATATTTATACCTGAGATACTTATTACCAATTAAGTACAGCAAGACCAGAGCCTGCAGTTGAGCTATAACCACCGCCATTACCACCGGCTGATCCGCCACCACCACCATAATTACCACCTGATCCAGAAGTTGTATAAGTCTGCCCATTATGAAACCCTGCACCACCGGATGCGCCACCGCCACCACCACTGCCACCTTGAGGTGCGTTACCGCCAAAACCACCACCGCTGCCACCGGTACCTGCAGCGTTTCCCCCACCTAACAAGAGTGCCCCTGAACCACCTCCACCACCGCCCATGCCGGACTGATTAGCTGCGGCTGAACCTTGACTGAAAGAGAAGTAACCACCGCCACCTCCACCGCCTGCACTAGCCTCACCGTTAGAGCCAGCACCGCCATTTGCGCTACCACCTGCTCCACCAGCACCATTACCACCAGCAGCACCACCGCCGCCACCGCCCGCGTAAGTGTAGTTTCCAGTACCCCCAGCACCGCCTGAATACCCGCGGGCCATACTACCACTTGGGACGCCACCTGCACCACCTGCTCCGCCAACCCAGCTACCGTTTTGGCCAGCACCAGCTGTTATAGTACCGCCATTATTCCCATATACAGTAACAGAAGTAGCCCCAGCTGAAACACCATATGTTTGAGCGCCATCGCCGACAGAAATAGATACATACTGACCTTGCGATACAACGAATTGCTGTACCGCATGTGCACCGCCTCCGCCTCCTCCACCGCCATTTTGAGATCCAACACCACCGCCACCTATAACTTCTACATATAAGAAAGTTACACCGTAAGGGACACTAAAACCATACGAACCCGGGCTGTATGATTGAGTACCGGGTGTATAGACGGGAGGATAATATGGTGCAGGTGGATAATATGGCGCATAATATGGAGGATAGTATGGCGCATAATATGGAGGATAGTACGGAGGAGGTGTAACCGATGTATCTGATATACTTACTGTACTACTTGTTGCCTGTGGATCACCACTTGTAGACCCTGTTCTTAATGTAAGTGTAAACTGCTCGGTACCTTCTGTTGAAGTATCATTTACTAATGTTCTCGTTATTGTGCCGGTGTTATTTGAAATACTTACAGTACCAGTTAAAACACTATCGGTAAAGTCTGAAGTATTAACAGTACCTGAAACTATATTTGTTGACCAGTATAATGTTCCTGTACCAAAATTGGTTGTTGTAACATCGAATATAACAGAACTTCCCTCACTCACTGTACCTGATCTAGGTGCAATTGCATATGTAATCGTACCTGAAGTATCACCAATAGAAATATCTGGACTCTGTGCTACAATTGCTCCACTTGTAGAATCTGTTCTAAGTTGAAGAGCAAATGTTTCAACACCCTCAGTTGTCAAATCATTTGCTAGAGTTCTTGTTATTGTACCTTGATTATTATTAATAGTTACTGAGCCGGACATAGCTGAATCACTAAAGTCTGCTCCGTTAACTGTACCTGATTGAGAAATAGTTGACCAGTACAAGGTACCTGTTGGTACGGTCGCTAATGAGCTTAACCGAACGGCACCGTTTGATCCCGCGCCACCGGCAGAGTTATAGCTACCCCCACCGCCACCGCCACCGTAACCACCACCAGCGCCGCCGTTAGCACCATTATTTGTACCGCTGTACGGGCCACCAGAAGACTGGCTGCCTTGTGAGCCACTTGAACCACCGTTAATACCAGTACCTGGAACAGTCTGTACCCCAGAACTTAAATCATACACTCCACGTGCGTTTTGACCGGTAGAAAATACTGAGGGAGGGTAATTTAAACCAGATCCCCCACCGCCAGATCCGCCCCAATGAGGACTACCTGCAGAATAGTATCCACCTCCACCACCGGAATAATAACCCGACCCTGCGCGTGATAAAATAGTACTGCCATCTCCAGCGCCACCTCTACCACCAATGCCAAGTACATCACCAATAACACCAGCACCACCTGCGGCTGAACTGCCTGAGGTCGTATCAATAATGTCTTGAGTATTTGTTGATGGGAATGCTCTAGTTACACCTGATGTACCAGCCCAGATAATACGGACAGCACCGGTACCAGGAGCTCCAGGTTGAGTATTATTACCACCAAAGCCAGAAGAAGCACCACCGCCGTAATTTCCTCCGTTCGCCCCCGGGAAGCCATTTGTCACAGCACCGTCCGCACCACCTGAGCCTCCGCGGCCTGCGATACCTGTTCCTGTAGGATAGCCACCTAAACCACCACGAGTATAACTACCCGCAGCACCATTGGCTCCCTGCCCTAATATACCAACACCACCACCGCCTGTTGTACCGTTTGTATAGCCAGTACCAAGTACTGCACCACCGCCCCCTCCTCCACCTGAGCCTGCAGTTGGTGCAAGCAGCACTGTAAATTCAGCATTCGTATTATATGTACCGGCATCGCTATAAGCACCAGCGTTACCACCGTTGCCGGTATATCCTCCAGCGCCTCCACCACCACCGGAAACACCGTATGTTGCATTACCATTATCTTCTGGGTGACTATTACCACCATTACCACCACCATCACCAACAAATCCACCACCCGTAGGGCGCCCACCACCTAAGCCTGCAACAATACTTGAATTAATAAAATGAGATCCGCCACCACCAGCACCTACAACTACTTGATAAGTTTGTCCGGGTACAACGGTAATATTATTCTTCCAACCTAAGCCTCCGCCACCACCGCCGTTAGGGTACGGTCCAGCCCCTGTTCCTGTACCACCGGTACCGCCTCCGCCAACGGCAACAACTGAAACAGATGTAACACCAGTTGGGCATGTCCAATTAACTATACCAGGCGTTGTGTATGCTACTTGACCAGCAGGTACATAGGCTACAACGCTATCAATAATATCAGTTGTATTTGTAGATGGGAATGTTCTTGTAACACCAGATGAACCAGCCCAAATGATGCGTACTGCGCCGTTGGCCCCATTACTACCTGTTGACGTACCACCATCACCGCCGTTGAAGTTACCAGCGCCACCACCACCGTATGCACCACCGGTAGCCTCACCACCACCACCTCCAATTGTCCCACCCGAGGCTCCGCCGCTACCACCACTGCCACCACCGTTTTGACCGGTACCGCTTGTGCCTTGACCTAGTAAACCAACACCACCGCCTCCTCCGCCACCTGAAACCCAACCACCACCGCCTCCACCGCCGCCCTGACCATTCATTGCCATAGCACCATTACCTACACCGCCCGCGCCGCCAATACCTGCATAGCCAGCTGCACCACCGCCTCCTCCTGGCCACCCTCCGTAACCACCACCGCCTGCGGTACCACCAGCAAAACCTGCGTCGTATGTACCGCTTGGCTGCCCTGCACCGCCACCACCAACACCACCGAGGCCACCGCCTGCAGTCATTGTTCCAAATGCAGCGGTAAAGCTTGAAGCTTTACCGGATAATGTAGTACTATTATTATCAGCAGATATGGTACCACGGGCACCAACAACTACCTGATATGTTTGTCCTGGTACAACCGTAATATTATTTTTATATACAAGCGCACCTCCCGCCCCACCAGGTCCCCCGTTAAATATATAAGAAGTACCTGCACCACCACCACCCACAGCAACAACTGATACCGATGTAACACCAGCAGGCGCTATCCAAGTTTGATTACCTGGTGTTGTAAATACAGCTTGACCTGCAGGCACATAATTTGATGAGCCACCGGCTTGACCACCATTAGCTTGTACTAATACTGTTGAACCATTCAGAGTTACAGAACTTGTACCACCTGATGTACCTGCACCACCACTGGATGCTGCGCCAGCACCTCCTGCGCCCACAATAATGGAAAAAACGTCACCTTGTGTAACAGGTATATTATTTTTATACGCACCGCCACCACCGCCGCCACCTTGACCGGGATTCCCTGAATCTAAACCAGCAGCACTACCTCCCCCGCCACCGCCAATGGCAATAGCTTGCATACTTGTTACACCAGATGGGACTGTATAAGAATAAGAACCTGGCGTTGTGTATGAACCAACAACACTTGGGTCAGATGCTAAAGTACCGAAATTCTGTGTGGTAATTGTGAACGTTACCGCGGAACCTTCATTAACTGATGTAACGGAAGGTACAATTCTATAGACACTAGAATTAGTGCCCAAGCCTTTTGCTCTTGCTGAATTTCTAGCAAACGTTCTTATAATTGGCATAATTAGACAAACTTACTTTGAGATGCAAATGTTCTGTAGGTTCCTGCTGCTAATTTTAATATAGCAAAGGTATAAACATCTATGGCGTTTGGACTACCGCTGGATGGTATTGATCCTTGCCACTTAAGGTACTGAGTGCTTTGTACTACATTATCAATTTGAATAGATGTTGGGTAATAAGCAGTAGACCCATTTTGTACAGCAACAGCAAACGTAACTGAATTATTAATATCAACGTTTGCCAATCCTGTAAAGTTCATTTGAAATGCAGTTGTAGCATTAGCGGTATGAACAGTATACGTGTTTTCAGCAACCGTGTAGATCTGAATACTTGCAGGACCAGAATTAATAACATTTGCACGTTCAGTAAAAGAGCCGGTATTAACAATACTAACAACGTTTGCTTGACCCGTAGTCACTAATTGAACGTTAACGTTACCTGATACCTTAGCACCAGAGTGCGTTGCATTTCCTAGGAAAATAGCACCGTCAGCAATATCTACTCCTAATATTGTACCGTCAGCAATCTTAGCTGCAGTAATTGCATTAGCATTTAGCGCATTGCCTGAAACTCTTGTTAAAGCCATTTGTTTTTCCTGTTATTTTAATATTCAATAAGGGCAATACCCGGACCACCATTACCACCATTTCGAGTTTCAGTAGTTGAAGCTAAACCACCCGTACCAACTGTAACTGTTAATGTATTACCAGGCGTAAGACCGGTTAAATATTTAATAGCAGTTGAACCACCACCACCACCCTGGCCAGCGCCACCGCTGCTACCTGATTGTGATCCTCCTGAACCACCCCCACCATAACTTAAATTTATACCAGTTGCGCTAATACCGTTGTTGGTTGCAAACACAGGAGGCATTCCGCCACCGAGAGTAGAAGAACCACCCTCCCCGCTGTTGAAGGTAACTGCATACCCACCGCTAATGGCTGTTGGTACTCCTGTAACTTGTGAAGAAAGACCAGGTGTACCTTTTATATTTAAAGTACCACCAGTAGCATTTCCACCGGTGCCTGCAGGTGTTACACCACCTGGCGCTCCACCGACACCAGGTCCTGCGTATACCTGAGAAATTGTTTCAGTGCCTGATGTTAAAGACGTACCAACACCTGAGCCACCGTAACCGTCAGTAACATATGTAGCACTTCCCCCAGCACCACCACCTCCTACTAGTGTTACTTTAATCTTTGTAATACCTGCAGGAATTGTAAATGTCGCATTAGCGGTATATACTGTCATGTTAGAAAAACCACCAGCAATAATAGCTACATTTGAGACAGCAGTTACTTGACCTTTACTATTAATTGTAACAGCAGGAATGCTTGTTGCATTACCGTACGTGCCAGCAGTAATACCTACGTTTGGTAATTGTGCGACAGATACATTACCTGAAAGGGCTGCTAGAGCGTGACCATGACTCCACGCAAAGTTAGTATTAAGCTTTGCAGTTGTAATAGAGTTATCTGCTAATTCAGCAGTGTCAACCGCGCCGTCGGCAATTTTAGCCGATGTTACAGAGTTAGCAACAAGATCAAGTGTTTCAATAACAGCTTCAGAAATATTGAACGAGGTGATATTGTTTTCACCAATATCGAATGAAGTTAACGGCCGATTGGCCGGTGGTGTACCAATGTATGCCATTATTTAATCCTTAAACGTCTTGTAAGATACTTGCAACAGCGTCAATAGAGGCTGCTGTATCACTCTGTACTTGTAAGTAATCACCAGATTCTAAAACAATCTTTTGACCAGCAATAACTTGAAGTGATGAACCGGTTGGAATAGGTGCAGATTTAATAATAAATGCGCTACCACCACCAGTACCTTTTCTAATAATAACGTTAGCACTCACGGTACTTGATGTTGTATTAGCAACATCTAGCTCAATACAAATAGAAGTATTACCTGTTGGTGCAATGTATACGTTGGCAGCTGTAAGACCAACTCCGGAAAGAATTGCGTTTTTAAATATATTTGCCATTTTTTTATGATCCTAGCGCTATGGTTAAAGCAATAACTGAGTCTTTTGTGGGGGCTTTTGCAATAATTTCGTTAATTGCAGATACAACATTTGCTTTTGTTGTAGTCGTTAGGTTATTAGTTACACCGACATCAGCCAGTATATTGGAAAAATTTCCATCTACTTCCTGATTGGTAAGTGGTGAACCTTTTACTGTTCTTAAGACTAGAGTTGCCATGTTTATTTTCTAAATGAATGTTATTAGTTATTTATCTTTAAGAAGTTGATGTAGCATGGATTTAATCTCGCTCATCTCTTCTTTAAGTTCTTTAATTTCCGATGTCTGTCTCATCAAATCTTCGAATGCTTTTTTCTTTAATCTATGTTCCTGCAAAGCACTCAAATTGGTAGGGAGTATTGCTTTTGAATACGTATCCCTGACCAATTCTTTATGATCAATAATCGGAACTAATCTTGGTTTATGCATCTAGCGCTAGCACCCTTAAGTCTCTTATAATTGGCACCTGAGTTGTATCAGATGATAACATAACGATTTTAACAACAAACGTGCTGTAATCAGCACCATCTGGTAAGCATTGACCTAGGAAGGTTGTGAATGTATATTCTGCAAAGCCAGACTTTGTATCACCACTCGTAAATAAATTATTCATTAACACATATTTATTATCGGAGTCAAACTGCGTTGTTCCAGGTGCATTTACTTTGTAGTAAACTTTAATTGATGAAGGTCCAGGGCAATAAGCATTTAGATACACTCTCATGTCCTTAGCTTCAAAGCCTGGATTTAGCGTTACACGTCTTGTAATATATCTTGCTGCAGCATTACCACCGCTGTAACTATCTTCGCCTGTAGCATCGTTATTAATAATATTACGGATTAGAACGCTACTCAATCTCTCTAAGTCAATTACAGGTGAAATAGTCGTATCTGTTGTAGACAATACAACATTAAATTTTAACGAGCTAGGAGTACTAGATTTAATTGCCTTACGCTCATCCATTCCATAATTTGAACCTAGCAAATAACCTCTGTATGCAGAGTCTAGTGCACCGGTTGCATTGCTTGTTGACTTGAATGAGTATAGGGTAGAAGTATCAGCAAACTGTAGATTTTCACCAGTTGTATAAAATACATCATACTCGACGTTATTTGCAGGAGCTACAGAGTTAAGAATAACCGTTGTAGGCGTCGTTGTGCTGAATTTACATTTATTGAGTCTAAAGGTAATATCCATACCCTGGTCTGCTGTCCAGGTAGAAGCATTTTGTGACTTAAACATCGAACCAATATATGGTTGATCTGTTACTCTAACATCTGGCTCATCAAGCTTAAACTCACCCAGCGATGCAGAGTAAATAATATACTTCTTAGAATTGCCTTTGATTACTAAAGCATACTGACCAGGCGGTAGGTATACAGGTGCATTAAACTTAAAGTTAGTATTATTAGAAATACTAAACGTTGGAGATGCAATTATGTTAAAAGAATCTTTCACAGCAGTAGCAAAAGGAATTATATCTGTTGAGCTTGGATAACCATTAACAACAGGTCTTATTTCTACTGAACAAGGTAGCAATTCATCTTTTTGATTGAACCATAAGTCGATTGAAGCTAGGAATAAACCGTTTGGAAAATCTCTTGATTCAACAAAGAACGTCTGTGCAAGTGGATCTATTGGTGCAGGTGGGGGATTAGCATCTCGAGTTTGAAAGTCAATTGTTGGTATGTTAGTTGATACATTGTATAACTGACTTTGAACACCTGGTCCAGATAGAGATGGTAGGATCTGGCATCTACCGTTAGCACGTTGAGTAGCAGTTTTAGCTAATCGAACAGTAAATGTTCTTGACTCACCTGGTTGTAGTAATACAGGTAGCGTTCCAAGCGTATTTTGCCATGTCTCTGTTGTTTTGTTTGGATAAACAGTCCCGTTGTATACGCCTTGACCAGTACCCGTTGTTATAATTGTGGCCGTGCCTTCATTAACTCCGGATACAGTTGACCAAGTTAATGCTTCGAGATAAATTGTCTTATCTGTTCCTTGTTTTGACCATCTCTTATCTGTAGCTGTATTTGTTATTGTGCATCGAACACCAATATCGGTTACAGCAGTCTGAGCACCTGCAGTTCTTCCTACATCACCAAAATCTTTTGATAACAATGTTACAACAGGGTCGGTAATATCAATACGTGCAGAACCCGGAGCAGGTGTTGTCGTACCAGAAGGACATTTAATATTAAAATTCCATCCAGTACCCTTTAAAGGAGCATCAACTCTAACTGTAGCAAACTCAATACCTTCTTCTTGCTTTGTAAATTCTATTACATGTGAGGTACATCCAGTTCTTGTAATTTCTGGATAACCCAAATCTTTTAATCGTATAGAGTAACCAAGGTTAACACCTGCATCAGTACTTCTCGTCATAAAGCCAGAAGTAATTTCTTGACCTTTATAAATTAATGTAAATCTATCAGGTATTACATCGCTAAAACACGTTACATTAGCTGCACCTACACCAATACCAAGATTAATATTAAAGTTATGTACCCCTTGTAACCCTGTTGTTTGTATTGCTTCACCACAGAATAAAGTCTGTGTATATGCGGGTATAGGTGGAGGTAGCTGGGCTTGATTAGATGTACCAACCGTAGCCTTACCTATATTAGTATTTCTTGATACCGAAGTTTCTGCAGCACTCTTTTTAACTTCTAATAGCGGATCTATTGAAACCAGATTCATTCTAGTTGCAAGAATTGTATCTTCTTTAGTTTGAGATAAACCGTAAGCAAGATATTTTGTTTCAGCAACCGTTGTAATAAATCGTTTATCTAAGGTATCTGCTAATCGGAATGCTCTTTCACCTAAGTTAAACTTAAGATCACCATTATTAGGAATAGTAAATCTGCCGGCAATACCACCTGTAGCATCAGTTCTTAATGTCTGATTGGTTATAGTAACACCTAAGATAGATGCAGTTGTAGTTGTTTCAGCAACAAGCGTTGCTGTGTTACCGGTTACAGGTAGCTTTGTAGTAATATCAGGCATCATGTATAACACATTGCCTCTTTGCGATATAACATTACCTACCGATACTGTTGAACCACCTGACAACACTCTTATTTGTGTAATGTTATTAGGTAATGTATTTAAAAACTTTACAGCCACTGAAGGTGTGCAGTATTTTGTAACATCGATGCCATCAAATGTAGCATACATCTGAGTATCAGGTTTTAAATTATACGCAGCAAATGAAATTGGCTTTGACCTAATGAAAGGTATAATACTTGAATCAATTACCTTTTCACCTAGCTTTGCTGTAATGGTCTTAGCAGCGGTGTTAAATTGTAGGCCTGTTCTCGCAAATGATTCTTGTGATGTCTTTGTTACAGAAGTTGTTACATCTGTTCTTGCAGTCGGTGTTACAGATATCTTACCTGTCTTATCAATCTGAACATCATTACTTACATTTGTAACTGCAGATACATCCACAGACACATCAGTTAAGCCACGAAAGACTGATTGCCAATCATTCCATTTAGTACCCCATGGAGATAGACCTGTATTGTCTAACGTAATTTGAGTAAACGCGTCGTTTTCACCGTTAAGGTTAACAGTAACCGTTGGGTTAGTGACAGTATCCGCCCACACATCTGTGGATGGAGTTAAAGTCATCGTACCTGTCCATGTAAATACTTCAAATGGTGTTAGGTACGTTGTATTAGTAGCTTTGATTTGAGATACAAATGGCTCTGTTGTATAGTCCATTGTGACTAAATCAAAAGATTTTTTATATGATGTTGATTCACCACCGCTCACCGCGTACATATAAGACTCAGAAACAAATCGTGGTCTCATTAATCTATTTTCGTAATCAATAGAGCATCTTAAATCACCATTATTTACATCGCTTACAGAATGCCCTGCAAATGAATCAACCAGAATACCGTTTTTGAATCTGTCAATACCAGCTATTTGACTTGGTATTCTTTCATCAGCAGCAAGCTTTTCAAGTAAGCTTAAAGCAGAATAATATTCTAATCTACCAACACGCTTCTCAATTTTACCAATATCGCGCATTGTAAAGCGCTTATTATCAATATAGGTAAATTGTACATCTTCTGCGCGCCCGGTGTAAGCCGGTACATCGATATTATACAATGCAAGCGCATCAGTTAAATCGCTGGGGTAAGAAGGAGAGTCGCTTGCAAGACCTTTTGCAATTGTCAGCTTACGTTCTTTTGTAAGTACAAGTTTATCTTTTCTAGGTAAATAGTACTCATAATCTGCTGTCATAGCAGACCCAGGCTTTGGTGATCTATCAGAAAGATATGTTGTTTTATTTGCTTCTCTTACTGGTCTAAAATCAATAACATCAGCCAAGTTTGTTATAGCACCAGAGGCTTTTTTATACTGAGGAATAGACCCGTAATCTAATCCTCCGTTTGTGTATGAGTCAACATTAAAGAACCCTGTGCCGGTATGTCCAAAATATTGGAATGTAACAACAACGTTAGGGTTATTAGTGGCGTGTAATACAGGAGCTCTACCATCTGACTTTAATGTGACACTTCCGTGATCGTAATAATCGTCTCTTTGACCGGTATCTAATTGGTAAGAAGAAAAGTAACTATTACCAGTAGCATCTGTAATACTCGTAATACTGTATACATCAGGTACGTTTAACGAAATATTTGTTACACTGGTACCATATGGTACAATTACTGTACCGGTTGTTAGAGTCTTAACTTTTGATGTCGCTTGTTGAGCAACGACCAACGCCATTACATTGGCTGTAAAGCTGCTTGTACTGCCTTTATATCTTAAGTATGCATTTTGACCGATAATCTCAATATCGCCATTAGCACCGGTAAAATCAAGAATGGTACCTACTGGCGGTGTACCTGATCCTGAAACTGTAACAGTTACAATAAATCTATCTCTAATATCTGTGTCAGATAAAAGACCCGAGCCAAGAAATTGTTCACTACCAGCTAACGAGAGTGTGGCAACTGAATTGCCTGAATAGCCGCCTGTACCAGGCGCAAACGCTGTTGAAGCAAGATTACGAACTGATTGATATGTTGTATCTGTTACGGAGGTACCGGCACCAGATACATTAGAGAATGTCTTAATGTTTCGTTGTGGAACTTTAAATAGTAGAGTGTCGTCCGTACCATATGTAAACGCTGCATTACCCCAGGCGAATGTATCACCTTTAACAGTTAATGCTGGTACTGATGTATACGTTGCGGCAGAGAAAGCATTTGCTTTACTAAATGTATTGCTTCCTAGCATACGCACATCAAACAAATACAAGTTATATACGTTACCAGTACCTGCAGTGCCTTGATAGCTCATGTAGCGAGCACGAGCTGTACCAATAATGTTTGCAGAATAAGCTGCGTTGCTAGAAACAGAAATTGAACCGGATTTAATATCGTGAATGTTAAGTAGCTGGGCTTCTGTGAACGCTACAAAGTTATTAATATTCCACACAGGGGTGTATTGACCGTAGTCAAGAGCAATAGAATAATTGTTAACAATATTTGTATCTCTTGCTCTATCTAAAGTGATGTATGAGGGTGATGTTGTCTCAAACTCATAACCCCTTACATAAGCCTTACCTGGAGAAACCTCAACAGATAATTTACTGGTGTTACCGTATAGGTGATCTTTGATTTTTGCGATAAAAGGTCTTACTGTATAGTCACCAGACTCATCATATGTTCTTCTTGCCATAGCAGTTTCAATAGAATTAAACTGCGTATCCATACTCAAATTAATTACACCACCGTTCTTTACCGTACATATTTGAATAAAATCATTGACAGTAGTTACGTCAGAGTCTTCAATTGTTGGATCATACTCAATTGAAGTTAATGTGAGATCAATAAAATATCTATCTGCACCAGGCGCAAAATAATTTGTTGAGCCAATAGCCGGGTCAAGAAGATCTGCTTTATCATCCGATGTTGTAATACCTTCGGTAACGGTATACCCTAACCTTGCTGACGGTAAGTTAACGAATCTCGGAGATAGAACAACGGTTTGTGGTGCTGCATAGACAAAATGACCTTTAATAAAAAAGACACTCTCATCTACGCTAAAGAACGTTGTCGAACCTGTGTACGCAGCTACATCAGCAATTGCAGTAACAGCGGTTGTTGTACCTTCGATAGTAATAGTTTCATTTTCTAAAAACTGACCGCTTACGTAAACTAAATGAAGTGCAGCAGGATAATAAACATTGTTAGTAGTATTGTGAGTTGTAATTTTTCTTACAATAGCTTTAGCACCAGATGTGCCGCCAATTACCGTTGCACCTTCAAATGCAGCAATTGTAGTTGTCTCTTTAATTTTAATGTACGACCCGTTACTTACAAACGTCTTACCACCTACGATAGGTGAACCGTCTTTGTAAATATTTTTACCAAATTTAGTAATTTGGTTTTGAATAATAGTTTGAAGCTGGGTTAACTCACGAGCTTGAACTGCACGACCGGGTTTAAAAAGTATACGGTAGTAATTGCTACTTTCAGAAAAGTCGTCATAATATGGATCTGTATTAAAATCAATCGCCATGTTTTACCTTAGTACTTAAATACTGTTTTAATTGAAACGGCCTGGTCAGCTGTTGACGTAAAGGCGAGTCTGTTGTCTATGTAAAGAAGTTTGCCTGAATATTTATCTATATCTGGCGCATTGACTCCGGTAGCAATAAATGATTGATTAGTCGCTGTCTTAAAAGTATCACTAAAGACTGGTACACCACCATCAATTGATTGCACAAGTACACCTGTTGATGTTGATTTAACGATTACATATCGCGTATTATCTGAAACTCTACGGATGATCTTATCATTTGTAAAATAAGCCGTATCAACCGTGCCAGAGATTACCCAGCATGCTGAGCCAACGTCCCCGTTAAAGTATCTTGTATCAGGGTAATTTTGTAAATCTTTTACAATACCAAACTGTCTATAATCATTATCGACATCAAACCCTTGATTTTTATCTCTTGCAATTGTTGTATAGAAAGCTAATGATGTTGAAAACAATTCTGAAACTACATCTCTTCCATGCCCACCAACCGGTGGTAAAACTGCTCTACCAACTGCTCCAAAACCGGTACCAGTAATTGATACCATTGCTCTGGTGTAACCTGACCCCGGACTCTGTACAATAATCTTTGCTACCCTACCATTTAAAATTACAGCGGTTGCTGTTGCTCCTGTACCATCACCTGTAATAGTAACGGTTGCACCTGTATAACCATAACCACCTGATACAATACGTATTGCATGAATAGCACCTGGTACGGCTAAATTTTCAACGTTAGACTGTAGAGTTGAAAGATCCCCTGTTGAAAGATCAACGGCAAACTCCGCACCTGTACCGTTACCAATAGGAGTAATTGTTGCATACGTATAACCTACACCGCCATTATCAATTCTTGTACGAACAATTTTACCATATTCAATAACTGGTGATACTGTAGCTTCAGATTTTTCAACTTCTAAAGTTATCCTTGCATTGGAGCCATCACCAATAACGTTTGCTAATGGTGCGCCAATATAACCTGCACCGTATTTTAATACAGCTGTACCTGTAGCAACGTTGCCTGTAAATGCGACATTTGCTGTACCAAGTGTCCTCGTACCTACAGTATGCGTTGGTGCAAGGGTATTTGTTGTACCTGCCCCTACAACAGTATAAAGATACGTTCCGTTAAAAATTTGTTGATTTAAAGTAACAACGGTATTAGCAGTCCATGGAGTACCAATTCTTACTGCTGGTATAGAAGTATAGTTTCTACCAATGTCAGATATCTGTATTGAACTTACCGAGCCATCTGTAATTATTGAATATGCATTAGCATTTGACCCATTACCACCTACAAAGGAAACAGAAGGAGCTGTTAAGTATCCCGAACCTACGTTTGTAATATCAACAGATTTAACACTACCGTCAAGTGTTATGCTTGTAATGTTGCCTGACGAAATACCAACATTACCGGTTATACTGTGCCCAACATACTTTAAACCAGCTGTTCCATTAGCAATAATACCTGTCGTATGTACAGGACCTGTAGTACCTAGTCTACCAGGTCGAACAACATCATATACATTAAAATCATACTTAAACTTCTGACCAATATTAACTGCAGTATTGGATGTCCATGTTGCAACACCAGAAATAGGATCAGCAACTGCAAGAGTTGCATATGTGTAATTTTTACCTGGTACAGTTATAGCACCACGCACAATATAATATGGATCGGATTCTAAATAACCATCACCCTGTACGGTTAAGCGCGCCGTTGTATAATTGTTTCCTGTATTAGTAACGTTAACAACTTTAATTTCACCACCAGAATAAAATTGATTTCTAATAGATGTTGAAACAGGTACCTGCGTTTCTGTAAGAAATTTATTTCTTAGTGCAACGGGTACACTACATAAGAACTTCCAAATGTAACCATCTGTTAATTGGAAAGGATCAATACTCGTATCAGTTGGCTTAACTGTTGAAAGACTATTATTGTTATTATCTATACACTTGTATAGGTTAAAGTCATCGGTAACAACGTAGAAATTAGAATCTTGTAAAGAACTTGCCCCGCTTGCTGCGTAGTTAATTACAGCATTTGCTTTTGCATTTGCACCAAACGGATCAGTAATAGTAACGATAGGGGTTGAAGTATAACCAGTACCACCAGATGTTAAAACAATCGATGTAACAATACCGTTTGCCTGGTATGCAGATGCTGCAGCACCAGTGCCCCCACCACCTGAAATTGAAACAGCAACGTTACTACTGTAACCAATACCACCAGCCTGTAAATCGATACCAACTACCTCTGTTGAATATCTGTCGTCGTACATATCGTATACAACATTTGACGCCCAATTTTTTCTCGTAATAACAAATGCTACATCATTAGGTTGTACTTCTTTTACAATGATAATATTATTACGCGTTGTACGCTCATATTCTTCACTATCAACAGGAAGAGGGGGGTCAGTCTCATCACCCCATGCAACGGTGGTTCCTAGAAAATAGTAATAGCGGCCCTGCTTAGAAGAAATTTCCTTATAAACAGCGTCCGCTACACTGGTATGAAGTAGCGATTTACCGAGTGCTGAAGCCATATTTTACTTTATGTGATTGACACAACCCATGAAATTGCAATAACGTCAGCAGCTTGTTTGTTAATAACTGGAAATACTGTTCTGCATAGTAGTGTACCGGTGTTAGCAGCATTTAATACGCCTGCCTCAGTTAATGCACCTGTACCTGTTCCAGCTGGGAATGTAGCAGAATAGGTCACCGTATTTTGACTTGGTGTACCACCTGCAACAGACAAAGTGACTCTTGCAAGTTCAGCTTCCATAATAGTATCGCTTGTTGTTGGTGCAGTGTTACCTGAACCAATAGCCATATGCGACATAATATTAGTGACGTTGGCAGCCATGCGGTTTGCAATAAACCCTTTACCAACAGTTACAACCAGATTAGGTACCTTAACAGTTTCTACTGAACCGTTCTCAGCGGTCTTTGTAATAACCAGATCGCCCCTCATCTTGATTGCATCATTTAGATTACTCATGTTATCTCCTTTGTTACCTTATTTATGGTACGTGTTTGTATTAAATTTTAGACAGGAATGCTATTCATTGTTATATTTATTCGATCACTAGATATGATCTTATCATACTCTGCACTATATTCAGGTTCAAATGCATCAATTGAATAATAATCTCTAATAAATTTGGCTTCTTGTTTATAGAGACTACCAAAAATAACACCTACCCGGCTTATATTATTTGCAATTGGTTTTGAAGTTGTATTTGCAATTACGTCTGAAGGTACGACAAGTTCTTTTTCAAGTCCGCGTGTAACAATTTTTACCCGGCTATGCAATAATGTTCCAACGCTGTCGATAGAATTCTTTGTGACTACCTTTGCATTGCTATCTGTAACCGTATACCTATCTTCAAATTGGCTTGTTAAGAACCTCAGGGTTGTTGTAACTTGCGCATATAGATCAAAACTATTATTAATAGAATAATCGCTGAATAATTTTAACCCAGCAGGATGAAGAATATCAAGAACAGCTTTCTTATAATTAGTTAGTTGCTCATCAATTTTTAATACATAAGAGAACGGTTGATAGTAATCTGCATTTTCTAGATATATATCATCACTAATAAAGCCGTCATTGTTCTTATAATAACCGGGGTACCGGGCTTTTGCTCCAATTTTAATTAATAAGAACGCATCAGCACCTTCACCTAATGTACCACCTGTAAACGTTTGCGAATCACTTACAAAGCTTCTTATTACATCACCAGCGTATGATCCTTCAACAGCTGTAATCGAATATGTAGGTACAATAATGTCACCGACTTCACTAAAACCTGTCGTGCTATCAGTTAGAGCTACAGACCCAGCACCAAAGGCAAACGATGGTTGCGGTAGTACTTTATCTGTCGCAGAAATATAAGCGTAAAAATCTTCATTATAATTAATACCAAATCTAATAAACTCTGCAATTAATAATCTTCCATCGCTTGAAACTTTTTTTGCTTTAATAGCAGTATTACGGCCGTATCTTGTTGTAAGTTTGAATACATCACCAGCTCTAAACCCGGTACCTGAATTTAATACTTTAACCTCAGAAGGTACGCCCTGGACAATACCACGATAGCCAGCGTACTCAATAACATCGCCAATCTCAATTGGAGTGTTTTTAGAATTATCTATAATAAATTCAAATAAGTTTGTTCTAGTCGTGATATCTGGAGATGCGCTTTCAGGGTCAATACCAACTGCGTATCTTTTTTGTAGAACATTTACAAGGGATTTATTATTATTTGAAATAACCGTTGCAACTTTACCTGCAATACTATCAGGATTGCCTACAATTGTTTTCACATAAATTGAAACTTGCTGAATCCATTTACCATCAGAGGTTTTTAAAACCTGCGTATTTGGATAAAAGAACTCTGGAGTCTTCTTAAACAATAATTGGAATAAAAGCTTATATGACTTTTCACTACCCTTGTAGTTATAAAGATCTTTAATTTGTTTAACTATCTGTCTCTTATTAACAGGTGCGCTTCTTGGAAGATCTGCACAATACTGTTTTAAAAAATATTCAACAAAAGAATCTACTGTTGTATCTACGTCTCTGTACGATCGAGCGTTTTGGAGTAACTCTTGGGCATTTTGGTCTTGTTCTAAGAATTGATAGTATGCTTCGAGAAAAGCTACAAATGTTGTATAATCTGTCTTGATAAACTCCGGTAGCTGGTCAGGAACCAGCGTAGACAGTTTTTCTTTTAATCTTAATGCTGACATTATATGGCTGCCACGGTTACAGTTAAACCAGCAGTTCTACCTGCGATACTGTTTGTATCACTATCATCAACAACTACGATTTGATTTCTCAAAGGCTCAACATCATAACTTTCCTCTTGTACAGCACCAGTTATGCGAATATCAAACTGATCGGGTGGAAAGCCAACTACTGTTAGGCTACTAATTGTAATTACGCCTGTTGCATAATTAACAGCACCGACAGTAGATACGAATGTATTATCATCAACCCTGTATAACTTAATAGTACCAGTTCCGTTATAATCAGGCGGCATTACATCTGGCGTGTCTTTCATTGTTACCTGAGTAATTTCATTATCATAAACGATATAGAATTTAGTCGAGGTAATCTCACCAGGATGTAATTTGTTTCCAAATTTAATACTGTTAGTATTAACAAAAGAATTATTAACATTAAGGATTGGTACAATACGTTTTTGTAAAGACAAACTTACAAGTGCGCCAACAATGGCTGGGTTAGAGGCTACAACAGTTTCTATAACCTTTGAGTAATAAAACGTTTTATTAAACTGTTGCAAATCTGAAGCAAAATAATTTCTTAACGCTGTATCTACTTGTGTACCAATAATAGATGCTGATTGGGTAGTTATGTTTTTATTGTATTTAACCTGTACACTTAAGTTAATGTAAATATAATCAGGATCAACAAATTCTGGTGTAACAGTAATTACTTGTCTGTCTTTAAGAATAGTATTTTTAATTGAATCTTTAACAATATTATCTACAGTGTAACCCATGTACGGCTTTAAGGAAATAAAGACACGACCATACGCAGGTGTTTCGTTTTCTTCACCACCCCAGACAGCAACAGCTTCAATTTGAGTATAATTTGCCTTAATAAGTGTCTCGTAATCTCTCTTTGTAACTGCTCTATTGCGAGCTAAGTTTGCAAGAGGGGCATTAAATTTAATAGAGGAAATTGTCTCTTTATCTGCACCGTTTGTAGAATTACTTATAACTTGAACAACAATGCTCGTTGATCCCCCAATTGTAGCATCAGGTGTAAAGTCTTGCGCAATTGTGCTTGAAATATTACAAGCAGCACCGGAAGAGTTTAAATAACGAACTCTAATTATATTACCTGGTGACAGCTTCTTTCCAATTACACCATCACCAAAAAATATTTGATACAACCCCTGTGTATTTTCTTCAATAAAATAATTTGTTGAAGTGTCGGTTAACCCTGAAATATCAGTTGAAAGTGTATACGTTGTGGTTGAGGTATCAGTAGCAGATACCTGCACAGTTACCAACATAGAGGTAACATCAATATTGGTACTTTGTATAATATATTTTTCTTCTGGACCGGGTGCTACAACGCCAAAGCTGTACTCCGCAAGCACACCCTCCTTAAGGTTTACGCCAGGAAAGCGATATACCCCTGCCGAGGGTTGAATTGTGATTGGTTCAAGATTATAAAAAGTATAACTTAAGTTATTAATCTTTGTTGCAAAAGGGGTATATCTCTCAAGCGTCAAATTGTTTGGAAACCCCGTTGGGGCATTAACTGTCAGGTTAACAGTAGCCTGAGCACCTTTAACTGATCTTGGTGTATAACCCAAATGCTTAGCAATAGATACCGCTGAAGATCTCTTTACAGCTGAATCTAAGAACATCTCATTAACAACCATATTAGCAAGGTATGCGTTATAATGGGTGTTGTAGGCAAGCAAATCAATAAGGACCGAAAGACCAGAACCCTCAAAGTCGTAGTCTGTAAACTGATCTTGACTTTGTAGGAATGTTTTTAAATTTGTCTTGATTTGATCGAAATCAAGCTCGGCTATTCTTAAATTAGACATTATTACCTTACTCTGGATATTGCGGTGTTAAGCGTGATAGGTCTATCGCTATTGTTTAATCTGTATACTAATTCAATGCTTATATCATTTGCATCAATTCTATCTCTCACCCTAACATCTAACACTGTTACTCTTGGTTCAAACTTTTCGATTACATCAAAGATAGTTCTTTTCATAACCTGCTTTGTTATCGGCGTAAAGTTTTCAAATAAGAGACTAAAGATCTGGCATCCAATTTCGGGATGAAAAGGTCTTTCGTAATTTTTGGTTTGAATTAAATTTTTGAGGGATGTCTTAACTGCCTCATCATCGTACTTCTTGGTAATATCCAATGTATCTTGATTGGTAGTAAACAGCAGATTTAAATCCGAGTATTGTCGTGTATTTCTAGTAGCCATTTACTATTTATCCCCCTCTTTTATTTATAGGTGCGGACCAGATCATCCACCGGCAAAGACTGACTCAGAGCCTTTAATTATTATGTTATCTGAATATTGGTCACCGATTCTACCCACCCCCTTACCACCAACAAATACTGTTGATGAGTAGGAACTTAAGGTAGAGTTGTCTGGCGTGCATCCCGATTTTGGGTGTGGTGTTACTTGATTACCTTGGACAACTACTAAGATACCATTTGCAAAAACGCTGTTGGAATTTACTTGTCCTACACTGGTCTTTATAGGCATACGGCATTTATACCCTGTACCATCTGGTGATAAGACCGAATCCCCTTGTCTTCCTACTGCTGGCATTATATTCCTCGACTAACTAATGATTGAACGCTGGTGACTGCAGATTGGTATCTCCAAACCACCCATTGATACATCGTAAATGGCCAGTTAATGTTTGGTGAACCATTAAATTCTGCAGGAGCAGATACATTAAATAACATCTCTTTATTTGTTGTTACAGGTTGTGGCATGTTGTATTCTACTAATGCAAGAAAATCTTCTGTAGTATTAGCTGGTAGAACCTGTAAGCTATTGTTCTTCATTTTAAAACGATAATACTCATCTGGAAATGCATTACTGTAAGTACCAGAGATCCTATAGGTACTTGCATTTAATTTTGTCGCAGTCATACCAAATTGCGCAAAATTGAAGGTCGTTGTAACATTACTTGCAAGAGATGTACCCAAAAGAATATCTGGAGCAATGGGGTCGTAATATTTAACTGTAAATTGAATATCAATAGAATAAGCTGAGCCTGCATATATTGTAGGTAGGTATAACATACCAGGTTCAGGTTGAGAGCCGCCTTCTGGGTCAGTTATAACGGCAAGAGGATCTGGTGATACAGATTCAAATCCGCTTTGATTTGTAAATACAACTGCAACTTTATTAGGCATATTATGCTAACTGAGTCAGCCCTTGTGAGTGGGTTTTATGATTCCAGAAAGTCAATACTTGACTTCTATCATTTTTACTTGTGTACGAAATATGAATCCAAGGGTTGTTAGTATAAGCACAGAACTCTAATAACAGCTGATCATACTTTAATACCTTAGCTAAACGCTTAGCTATTTCAAAGTAATCAGATTTTGACGCCCCTTTAAATTGAATGTCAACAGCATGGCCTAGCGGGTGTTGAGATGTCCCAGTTGATTTACTTCTTAACCTAAACCCAGATGTTACAAACGCGTTTGGGTATAAGTTATAAACTGGCTCCATAATATTAAGTGCAACAAGTTGTAAGTTATATACAATTTCACCATATGTTAATTCAGTACTCTCAATAGGGTCCCTTGTTAGAGCTGCTTTTGAAGACAGCATTTCAAGTGTAAAATTGGGCGATAGATTATAGTTACCGGGTAGTTTTGTAGCTTTAAGCAAATCTTTATTACCTGCAACTTGAATAGTTTGTGTTGAAGATATGCTTGCACTATCTTGCGTCACAGGGTTTTGATTTAAATCAGCGGTCGAAGCAACCCCTGATGTTCTTAACTTATCTTCATGTGCTCTTTTTTCTGCTTTACCGGCACTTTGTTCCTCAAGGTCTAATGTACCAGAATCACTTAGGGTTAATGGTGCAGGATCATGCATGGTAAAATAAACAATATCTTTTCTGCTTGCCATAATACCAATGTTAGAGATACCTGCAATATTAGCCTCTTTACTTGGTTCAGCGCTATCTGCTGCTACGGAGGTACCGGAGTTCATATGGAAGTTAGAACCATCGTTATCAATATTACCACCGGCTTTGTTGCTAATCTTACCACTGGCTTGATTTTTAATATCACCGGTTACTTTATTATTAAAGCTACCCTCTACAGCGTTGAAATGATTACCCTTTGTTTTATTATGTTGATTGCCTTCAACCTGAATAAAACAATCAGTGTTTGATTTAAAGAAGTAATCCTCAGTATACACAAGTACGTTTGCATTAGATCGCATATTCAATGTATCTGTTGAATGTAAATTTAACTCAACATTAGAGGTTAAATTCATAACCTGATAAGCCTGTATGTTAATATTTGGGCTAGTAAGGTTCATTGTCTCAGATGCAGATAGGTTCAATGTACCTCCTGCTTGTGCTGTTATGTCATTATGACAAGTAATATTGGTATCGCCTTCAACCTCAATATTAGCGTCATTGCCAACAAATATGTTACATGCGCCGTTTACAGAAATATCTGCTTCACCGGAAATTGCTATCTTCCCATTACGATCAATAATTTCGTACGATGAGCCTTTTGTTCTTTTTATAATAGATCCATTAGAATCAATCTCTACATAGGTACCTGACTTGTGGTAGATATGAATACGTTCGCATCCCGGAGTATCATCTAATTCAATAATATGACCAGATTCTGTTTGCGTAACTTTGTTGTACGGGTATTCACCTTTATAAGCTGACTCAGGTTCATCCCAAGCCTCACCACCTGGTAATTTTGCACCTCTCATTCGACCATTATTTTTTTCTTGAATAATAGTACCGGCGGCATCCCCTGTTGCAAGTTTATTAGTATCAGATCTACCAGCGTACTCTTTTGTTGGGTAATTAGCATCAGGGTCAGTAAACCCTTTTTTAAGTACAACTAATTTATCTTGATTATCTTTATTATTAATATCAAAGTTTTTAGCTTGATTGAGGTACTTATTTGCAGATGACTGTGCAAAGTTCTCATCTATCTTGTCTAATGCTTGTGCAGGGTCACCTGAGAAGCTGGCAAACAGTTGATCTACATTTGGTATCAGTTGCTTAGGTGTACCACCTCTACCAAACAAACTATCGGTAAAAGATGATAAAGCAGTACCAACGACACCTGAAACTGTAGGTGTTAGAGATTGAACAAGTGTTGCTGCTAGACCTCCAAAGTTAATAAGGTTTCTAGTATTAGCGGGTAGTTTTTGTTTTAATTCAGCTTCAAGAGATGTAACTAATTTATCTGTAATTTGAGCAGTAAGCTGTACATCAAGAATATTACTTAAGTTGTTTGTTACCCCGGTACTACCTAAATTACCAGTTAATATATTAACAGGGTTCTTTATACCAATCATATTAGCTGGTATGCTTGTCAGCTGTTGATTAGATGTTTTAAAAACCGTCGATGCAATTTCTACTGCATACACTTCAGCTATCCTTGATGTGATTGCTCGAGCAGTCGCATTAGGTATTTTTAAGTTAAGACTATTAATCTGATTAAAGATTGCGTTCTCTAAAACACCGCTAATCTGTTTGGAAAGAATATCACTCATGCAACCATCCCTAATAGTATTGACTTTTCGCTTGCGTATCTTGATTTAACACTAGTACGGATATTTTCAGAGCTAGATTTAAACAACTCAGGTACCTGGCTAGTCTTATACTCACTAACTAAATTAACAATATCTTTTTCTGTCAACTCGCTTTTGCCTTTTAGCGGTACAGTAAATATTGACGTTCTTGCTGGCCCAAATTGCACCGCTGTTGACCAAATAAGATCTTGTACCGCAGGTCCGTACTTAGTTAAATCTAACCCCGTACGTTGTAGGTTTGCCACCATTACATCATAATATTTTCTCTTTACATAGTTGTGTTGATCATCTTTAAATTCAGCTGAAGATTTTCCCGCAACCTCTGCCCACTTAGCATCGAAGGCAGCTGTAGCAGGCTCAAGATCTTTAAAGTCGTTTTTAAATTTAGAGTTATTAATAAATTGCAATACAGGTGAGTTCTTTGGTGAAGGCCTTGCCTTACCATCCTTCATGGTCGCAGGTAGGTATGATGCAAGTTGATACGTACCGTAAGATGCACCACCAAGGTCGCCGGCAGCTCCGCCCTTGTAATCGTTAATTGTACCAGGACCCTTGCCACCCGATTCAAACTTTTCTGATGTCTTGCCTAATTCCCAACCAGGTATACTAGGCGTACCAGCCTTAACAGGTTCACCTGATGCATCTTTAACCGGCTCACCTGCAGCGTTCTTTTGTACACCATCATTAGGATTATTAGTTGGATCTCTTTCCACTGTGGCTGCAAATGCTGCTTTAGCCGCTTTAGTTGATATAGTACCAAGCATAGCTGGTTGTTGCATGTCTTCTCCATCTAAGAAGAAGCCCATGACCCAGGTACCTGTAACAGGACCAAGTGGAGAAGAACCTACACCGGAAGTAGCAGCCGATGTAATAGGCTGAATAGGGATTGCCCAAGGGAGATCTTTTACAGGTAATAAGTCTCTACTATCAGTATGATAACCAAAGATACGAACCCTACATCGTCCTAGCTTTTCAGGGTCCATTCTATCTTCAACAACACCGATCCACCAATTGAAGCCGTCTTTGTTAAATATTCTTTGCATTACTTCACCGCTTTTTCTGTTGTGAGAGAGTCTTTAACAATCTCCATTACCATAGTATGATTTAATTTACTAACTTTATGTCGTATAGCTGTTATTAAATAGTAACCTGAGTAGTTTGAATCTTCTTGAGTCTCATTTGCATCAGAGCTGTCACTCGGAGCTATAGCAGGATAAGAAAAATATAGAACCCTACCTACCTCAACATCCGTTCTACCGGGTACAGATATATTCATTCTTAAGTTAGAAAGATCTAATAAACTAGATTTTCTATTACCATATATGTCCTTCATCTTCTCACTGACGTTATCAGAAAAATCATTAAACAATTTAGGATTAACGGGATAGAAGCTAATATTTGTTGCAGGATTTCTTAATGAGTCGCTGGTAAATACAGGCATTGATTTTTTACCATCACCAGAGGTATGATACTGTTTACTGTATTCATTTACGTAATCATAATCGGTTACTACGTATTCTTTATTGTATACATCCAATGTGAGTAGTCTACTTGCTAGGTATCCATTAGTATAGTTTTTTATATGATCAGTTGTATCTACCATCTCGACATCTTTTGCAAGAAAATATTCTCTATCTAGATCGGGGCGGTTATCGCTCTGTCTGATACCTGCAGCTGAAATTGAGTACTTACCAATACTAGTATTATCCTCGTATGCTTCTCTAAACAATGTTTCAACACTTGTGAAGCAGAAACTCTTATTACTCTCAAAGAATATGAAGTTCTTTGCTTTACCGTCTTTTGGTAAAGATTTAGATGCAAGCCAATTTATACATTTAAACGGCGTCCAGCCCGGTGATACAAATTTAACTTTGTTAGCTGTTTCAGATTTTACGTATAGCGGTGTGACGTTTTCAATTTCTTTAATTTCGTCAGCAGCTTCACTAATTTGAAAGTCTCTATTTTCTGCAATATAGCTATCAAACAAATCACCAACAATATCAGTTATCTCACCTTCAAACGGCGTGAACAATGGTAACAAAATATCATAGAATAATTCAATAGATGCAAAATGTAAGGCATAAGTTTGAGTATTTTTATCTCGAACTACCTGTCTGTCTGATGTCTTATAAATTCTAAACGTCTTTTGTACTGATGTTGGAAATGATGGTGTTACAAATTTTAGTACTAAGTACTCTTCACCAATAATCGGTACCATATCAAACAAGTTACGGCTATCAGATAAGACAATAGAGCCCGTTAGATAGTTTGAGAATAAATCTTCATACAGATTTAACTCCATTAAAAACTCTGTGAGATCGTAAATTACATTTGTAGAGCTTATTAGCTTAAGCTGCTCAATCTTCACATCACCGGCTTTTTGTACACCTTGGTTATCAGCCATTACATTCCTAATTTATTATTAAACTCTTTAACCACTGCCTCTACGTATTGTGGTTTAAGCATTTTAATTCTGCGCTTTGTTTCATTCATAGTATTTTCATACATATCATTAGTAATAGGTATACCTGTTAATACTGTAAGTGAAGATATGTTACCTGTTGATGTACTATCTAGAATTTTTACTCTATTTGTACTCGCAAATCCACCTGCTGTAACTTGAACGGTGACGTTGGCATTATTTGTTTTTTCAATAATAATACCTGTCCCTGTACCGCTCATATTCTGTACAACGTTACCAGCATAGAAGTTAGTAAACTCGTTTGTTGATCTTATTATAACTTTACCATTTATAACATTTGTTTTTGTGTCTTCATAATGATGTATATTAAGTACGTTTGTATACTTAGATTGAATGTACTGATTAAGCATTCTAGTTGATAGCGGCCAATCAAACCTTGGGTCAATAATATCATTCATATGAAGAACTAACCAATGGTAGGTTGCATTGTTGTAGAACTTATGAGCTACAATCTCAGGTGTCTCTCCATCAATAATATCATACTCATCAAATAGACTTAAATTATTCTTTATTGTCTCTTTAATAATTACTCTCTGTAAGATGTTTGTAACTATTTGTACAGATTTTCTATCATCAAGAGAGTACAGGGTTTGAGGAAACTTTTGAAAGTACATTTTAATACCCCTTCTGAATCATCTTCTTAGTAAGAATCTCTGTCTCACGGAAGGTAAGTGACATATTAACTTCAGTTGGATTTCCGTCTTCAAATGCCGAGAATTGATCGCTACCGTAAGTTACATCCATATGCTCCAACACGCAAGGCGCCATTTTGTGGAGGTATTCGTTTTGTTTAGATTCAAAGTAATATGTAATCTGAAATTCAGAAGGGTATATAAAGAATAACTTATCCTTAGACATCTCTGGGTGCATGTGAAATTTAAAAAGTTTAATAATGTCTTTTACTTTTTGTGACTCTTGTTTACTTTTTGGTAAGAATTTATACTTAAATGCAAATGATCTGAAGTCTACTGACTCAAAGATAACCTCTTTAAAAGGGTTTAACGATGTCTTTGATGATGCACTCAAAGCTGATTGAACGTCAACTGCACCAAATGCTCCGGGTAGTTTTGCAAAGCCAGCAATTGCAGCCCCTCCTTTTTCACTAAAAGGATTTACAGCACCTAAAGATTCCATAAGACCTCCTGATACAATACCAGCAAGTGTACCAAGCTCTTTATTAGCATAATTCATACCGTACTTGACGGTAGGAGGCCCGTCAACATATAAAGCAATAACGTCAGAAATTCTAAACGTGGTATCCGGCTTGAGCATTTCATTAGCACTTACCGCGGCCCGACCAGCTGCATAACCTACTACCGCTCCACCTGCAGCTGCAATCCCTGTTGCAGCAATAGACTTACCCGCACCTGTTTTAGAGAATTTCTTTACAAATTTTGATGCAAGACTACCACCAATAACACCCAGTGCAGCACCGGCACCAACCCCGGCGACTTCTGATATCTGCTCTTGTGACATACCACCAGCATCAGGATCTCTTTTTACCTCGTATAAAGCTTTATCCTGTAAAAACTCTGACTTACCCCTCATATTGATTGCAAATTCAATATAGTGAAGGACATCTGGAGAACCGAGATCGGAAGGGTATTGATGGACATTTATACTGAACGAATTCTTAGGACCAGAATCAGAATCTGATGCTTTACGCATGTATTCGTCTAGGTTACGATTAGTTATATCATCGAGTATATCTGGCATGGGTATCCCATAAATAGGTTATTATCGTTATATTTATCTGTTATGTATAAAGCTACTTACAAAGGTCGTTACCGCATTTTAAACCCTAAAAAATACAAGGGCAACATTAACGATGTTATCTACCGGTCTTCTTGGGAGCTTAAGTTCATGAGATGGTGCGATACTAATTCATCTGTCGTCGAATGGGGATCTGAGACGACTGTTATACCTTACCGGTCACCTGTTGATAATAAACTACATCGCTATTTTGTAGACTTTTATATTAAGGTGGTTACAAAACAAGGTACAACTATCAGATATTTAGTGGAGATCAAACCAGAGAAGTTCACAAAACCACCTGAAATTCCTAAAAGACAAACAAAAAGATTCATTGAAGAGGTCTTTCAATACGGTGTTAACCAGGCTAAATGGAAGTCAGCAGATGAGTATTGCATTGATAAGGGTATGAAATTTTTAGTTCTTACCGAAAAAGATTTAGGTATAAACTAACCTATAAATATAGATATGGCTACAACCAACCCTTTTTTAAGTATCCGGCAAAAAGCTGGTGATACAGAAAAATCTCTTAACTGGTATCAAACCCAGGTAAAAGAGTTGGCTACTATCAAGCCAGAAAAATTAATGAAAAATGTGCCTGATACGGTGACGAGAATACTACCGGGTAATATGTACATGTTTTTCTATGATGCTAAATTAAAAGATACGCTACCTTATTGGGATCGGTTTCCCTTGGTATTACCTTTTCGAAAAGTTAATGAAGGGTTTATAGGTTTAAACATTCATTATCTACCTTACGCAACTAGGTTTAAGTTACTTGGTGCACTGCATAATTTTGCAATGGATGATAAATTAAATGAAGATACTAGGATTAGAATTACGTGGAATATTATTGAGAGTGCATCAAGACTTGCACCTGCAAAAGCCTGCGTAAAGCACTATCTATATGAACATGTACAATCAAGATTTTTACACATAAAGTTTCCAGATTGGGTTATTGCATCACAGTTACCGGTTGAACGGTTTGTGGGTGCAAATAAAGCCACGGTTTGGAGAGAGTCAAGGACAAAATACTAATGGCTACATATAGTCTAGATAGATTCAGAGCAGAAGTTCTCAGCGGCGCTGGCCTTGCGAGAACTAATCGCTTTGAGGTTAATATTAAGGTACCATTAGGTATGAATTGGGGGGATGGGGATTTAGTTAACCTGTATTGCGAACAGACTAACTTCCCTATGTTGAATATCAACACTAAAGCATTTAAGATATTTGGCCCATCATACCAAAGACCGATGTCTTCCGAGTATGGGGGAGAAGGTCTATCAATGACGTTTCACGTCGACCGAGAAATGAGAGTAAAAAAGTTCTTTGAAGACTGGATGCACATGATAGTTAACAAAAATACATTTGCTGTTAGCTATCAAGAAAAGTATGCTACTACAATTAATATTAAACAAATAGATGAACAAGATAATGTTACACATGAGATTGAATTACTAGAGGCATTTCCTCGTAACATGAATATGATGGAACTTAATAACTCTTCTTCAAACCAGACACATAGACTGAATATGTTATTTGCATACAGGTTATGGCGCGATCCAAGAAAGGTTAATGAAGTATCTATTAAGCGTACATTATTTAACCCTGAAGTGCCTCGTGATTATGAAGAAGATAATGGTTTGAGAAATGTAACGTATACTGGTGAGTATAGTCCAGGTACTACAAATAATGACATGGCCTTTGGTGTAGGTCAGTTAAGTGGCTAATTTATAATAGGAGAACATAATGGCTTTACCAGTACTTGAAACCCCAACCTTTGAATTGACATTACCCTCTACCGGTAGTAAGATTAAATTTAGACCCTTCCTTGTTAAAGAGCATAAAATTCTTTTAACAATGGCAGATGCGGAGAACGATGAAGTAGCAAGAATTATTAGAGAACTTGTTAATGTGTGTACGTTTGAAAAACTAAACGTTGCCAAGATTCCGTATATCGATGTTGAATACATTTTTATGAATCTTCGAGCTAAATCAATTGGTGAGATGGTTGATGTCATTATTAATTGTGAGTGCGGTACCAAGATTGATGCTAAGTTTAATATCGATGACCTTAAAATTGAAAAAGGCGATGGTCATACAAATAAGATTTTAATTACTGATGATCTGGGTATTGAAATGCAGTATCCAACTATTGATGAAGTTCTAGGTATATTTGCATCTGACGATAACGATAAAGTGATTGATATGATTATTAGCAACGTTAAAGGTATCTACAGAGGTGATGAGTATTGGGAAGCAAGAGATCAGACTAAACAAGAAATGGAAACCTTTCTGTACTCCCTAACTAAATCTCAATTTGATAAGTTAGAACAGTTTTTTGTTACCGCACCTAAAATCGTACAGGTAATAGAATCAGATTGCCCCGACTGCAAGAAACATAACGTATCAAGGCTAGAAGGTTTACAGAATTTTTTCGTATAACCCTCTCGCAAGATTCGTTAGCTAACTTTTATACATTAAACTTTTCGTTAATGCAGCATCATAAGTACAGCTTAACGGAGATTGAAAATATGTTGCCTTGGGAGAGGGAGATTTACGTTTCATTATTGATAGATTATATTAGGCACGAGAATGATAAGCTACAGATAATTAAACAAAACGCAAGGAACATGTAAAATGGCAGACGAAGTAGTAGTAAAAAAAGAAGAAGATTGGATGCAGAAAAAATGGCGTCCAGCTATGGGTTGGATGTATATGATCGTCTGTATGCTAGATATGGCAATATTTCCTGTTCTGTGGAGTTTGTTACAGGTACTTACTAAGCAACCAATTACGCAATGGAATCCGCTTACCTTACAAGGGGCTGGTTTATTTCACCTTGCCATGGGCGCTGTACTCGGTATTGCCGCATGGGGTAGAACACAAGAGAAGGTAGCTGGTACTGCATCTAATTATACACCAACAAGTTACAGTGCAACCCCAGCTGCGTCATTCGCGCCTGTCGTGGAAAATACTAGTGATTACTCTACCCCAGCACCAACACCGGTTGTAAGAAGACCAATTGTTAAACCTAACCTAGATCAATAATATGGCACAGCAGTCAGAAAAATTTGAGTCTATTGTTAAGCACTTAAAAAAGCTTAACGAAGCTGAGAGTGTTGTTAAACAGAAGCTGACTCCTAGCGGTAAGCTGACTACCCCTGCAATCCAAGTTCAACCAAAAATGGACCCTGAGGTTGAAGGTGCTGCTGCAGGTATTGAGGGTCACGGTGTTAAAGATAAGTCAGAAGAGTATTTAAAAAAATCAGAAGAATATTTAAAAAATATTGATAAGACTTTAAAAAATATACAAGATAGTTTTGCAAAAAGTAATAGTGCAAGCGGCAAATCGGATAATGAGTCAAATAAGTCTGGGAGTACGGGTAAGCTACCTGACTTACCTAAAGACTACACACTAACAGAAGGCTTAAAGAGTACTGTTGGTATGGCGAAGAGTATAGGTAAAGGTATTGCTGGTTTTGCATCTAACCCTAAAAAGACCCTATCTAATGCTTTTGGTAGTGTAAAGGACTCAGTTAAAGGTGCATTAGGAACTGCTAAAGATATAGTTAGTGCAGAGGCAGGGTATACACCTGAACGTGAGCGGTTTGCAAAAGGTTACGCAGCATCTGCAAAAGGCACACAGTTTCAAAAAGGCGGTAAGAGTGCGCTTGATGCTGGTAAAGATAAGTACGATGCTTTAAAAGCAAAAGAAGACGAGATTAATAAAGTAAAAGAGAAGATGGATGTGCCAGCTTCTCAAGGGTTTAGCCCGCTTAAAAAAGATCAAAAAGAACTTGATAAGTTAAATAAAGAATTTGACGCTCTTGATCCAAGAGTTACTGCTGCATCACCTACTGCTGATAAACAAGCTAAAGCTGATGCATTAACTACACCAGAGATTGATAAATCGCCTAACGAAAAGATAACAGCAGCTTCTGTGAATCCAGAGTCTGATAATATTGAAACGTCGGGTGAACTTATATCAAAAGAAATTAAAGAGACCAACGATCTTATAGGTCAAAATCTTTCTATTGTAAAACTGCAGCTCGAAGAACTAAAAGGTATACGACTTGCGTTAACACCTGCAACAGCTGATGAGCCAAATAAAGACCCTAATAAACGAGTAGTAGAAAAATTAGATGAACTTATTGAAGCAGTTAAAGAGGGCGGCGGCGGTGGTGGCGGTGGAGGCGGATTAGGTTTAACTGATTTAATACCATCAGGCGGTAAGGCAGCTGCAGGTGGTAAACTTGCAAGTAGAATGGCAAGTCTCGGTAAAGCGGCTAAGATTGGTGGTGCTGTACTTGCTGTTGGTGCGGGCGCCTACACTGCGTATAAAGGGTATACAGAGGCCGAAGATAATAAGCAAGCAAAGATGGACGAGGTCCAGGCTAAAGTTGACTCCGGGGAAATGAAACCAGAAGAAGCTGCAGCTGCTAGAAAAGAAATAGGTAATACAGCAACAGTTGAAAAGAGCGGAGCAATTGGGGAAGGTACCGGTATGGCAGCCGGCGCAATCGCTGGTGGTCTTGCAGGTGCTAAGCTCGGTGGTACTATTGGTACGTTTATTGGCGGCCCGGTTGGTACTGCGGTGGGTGCAGGTATTGGCGGTTTAGCGGGTGGCGCCTTAGGAGCCTTTGCAGGCTCGAGTGCCGGTAAATACGTTGGTGAAAAAGCTGGTGAAGGTATTAACTACCTTAAAGATAAAGCGGGTGGTATAGGTAGTGCAGTTTCGGGCTTCTTTGGAAGCAAGAAAGAAGAAGCAGCCCCTGGTGCAGCTGCGGCCGCGGCAATGGGTGGGGCACCCGCGGTTGCGAAACAAGATAAAGTTGAGTTTAAAAAGAGTAAGGTATTACAAGAAAAAATCGGTGGTAGTACAATTGCAGGTTATGAGGATGGGTACGAACTACAGGGTAAGAAGGAAGATGTAGAAGCTGCTGAAGCAGCCTGGAAAAAATTTGGTAAAGCAGAAAGTAATGATGATAAAGCAGGCATGGATGCTGCGGCGAATGAATTCATACAGCTAGCAAATAAAATAAATTCGCCTGAATATAAAGCGAAGATGAAAGAGATAAGCGATAAGCAAAATAAAAAGAAAGAAGAAAAAGTATCTGGCGGGCCAGGTGCAAAGAACCCCGTTGGTGATGTAACTGCTTCAAAAACAGCTAGTCAAAGTACAGACGCCGTGGCAGGTGCAGCAGGTGCTTCTATATCAAAAACAGAAAGTTATACAACGATTGCTGGTGAGAGAGTTGTTCCAAATCAACCGCTTTCTGATAAACAAATGGCTGTTATTGGGATGTCTAAAGCTTCAGGTAATACGTATTCTCCAGATGTAGAAGCTCAATACGCAAAACAAAAGCAAGTAGCTGCGGTTGAACCTAAGACAACGGGTAATACTGCAGGCCCTGAGGTTGTTAAAGCCTCGACAGAGAATGCTGATCTTAACAGAGAAGCATCGCGCGGTAGTACTAATGTTACACCAATAGTATCTAACAATAGCAGTACAAATAATAATACTAGTTACGTACCTGTTAAACCAACACCTAGGAATGAAAGAGGTGGTTCAGCTCTTGATCGATACCAAGACAGGGTATCGGCCTTCTAATAAAAATGGGGACCTAGGTCCCCATTCTTTTACTTCTTAGCTGTTTTCTTTACGGCCTTTTTAACAACTCTACAACCATCGGCCGTAGTCTGTCCAGCTTTACAAGGCCGCTTTACTTTTTTGCTTCTGGCTTCTTTTCATCTTTCTTAGCAGCCGGCTTAGCCTCTACCTTCTTAGCGGCAGGAGCAGCAGCGGAGGCGGCAGCTTGAGCAGCAGGAGCGGGTGTTGTCTTAGCAGGTTCAGCAGCAAAGGCAGTCAAAGCGAAAGCAGAAGCGATAATAGCGATAATATTTTTCATATAAACTCCGAAAATTAAATTAAGTTAAAAAAAACAAAACCTAATTAGCTCGTCACCGTTCCAGGACCTAAGTTACTAAAGGTAACGAGTGTCCTGGATTAGGTTCTGACTACCTAATTAGTCGTCATTCGCCAACTTGGCAAAGTACGACAGGGAATCATCTGCGCTATCTTCAACACTGGCCTTAGGAGCTGGTTTTGAGACAGGACGCGGACGATCTTCAGCAAGTGCAGTCTCTTCCGCTCTAGGAGCAGTCGTTCCTGTACCTGACAGAACCATTTCAAGCTTAGCCTTAAGTTCTTCATAAGACTTAAAGTGCTTGGGATCTAAGAACTCCTGGAGAGAGTATTGCTTCTTCCAAGTCGTTTCAAGTTCATCGTCATCGTTTGACAATACTGAAATTGCATCAAACTCGGACTTATCGTAGTTACGATATCCTTCTAGATTACGAATCTTCAATTTGAAGTTAGCACCTTTCCAGAAGTCGAAAGGATTAATTGCTTCTTCATCCTCGTACTGAGGTTGCATTACATCTTTGATCTTATCAAAGATTTTCTTACCGAACTTATAAAGGAATACTTTACCTTCATTCTCAGGATGCGCAGCATCCTTAACCACAATAATATTAGCAATGTAAGTAAGACGACGCTTTTGCTTACGTGCAATTTCTTTATTGGCTTCAGTACCTGCATTCCACAACTCGTTATTAAGTTCAGTTACAGGGTCTTGCTTACCAAGGGTAGTGAGAGAATTCTCAATATACCACTTACCAGTTGGGCCTTGGAAGCCGTGATTCCAAACGCGAACCCAAGGAAGATCTTCGCCTTTTGGTGGTGGTAGGAATCTGATGACTGCGTAACCGTTACCGGCTTTATCTACCTCTGGTTGCCAGAAGCGGTCATCTTTAGAGTTACTCTCTTGAGTTTGAGGGGTGGCGATCTTTTCGACTTCCTTCATCAGGTTGTCAAACGTACCGCGATTTTTCTTCATTGCTGAAAAGTCTAATGCCATAATTTTCTCCGTATAAACGTTGTATGCGATGTATTAGTATTGTTTATCATTACGATTCACTTTACTTTCTTCTGTATCAGAATCTAACTCGTCATCGAAAGATTCTAAATCTTCTTCTGATAACATATTATATATGCTTTTGCGGTACTTGTCAACTTTATTGGTACCTTTTTCGACTCGTCGGATCTTCTTGTAACTATCCCACTCCGATGACATATTTTTCATTGCTGCAAAACTTACTTACTTTTGTTAAATAGCCCCAAAGCTTTTTCTTTAAGTGTAACTGCCCATTGGGGTTGTGGGAAGTGCCAACCAATAAATGCACCTATTAAAATCCAAAAAATTGTCTCTAACATTACTTTTCTCCTTTTGTATCAACTGCAACGAATGGCCAGGCTGAAACTCGTTTTGCAATCTCACCTTGACTATGCGCTAACCGAATTAAAAATCTTTGTGTTTCTTTTAAATGCTCTGATAACGCCGTAACATTTTCCTGAAGGATACATATGCTTTTCTCCAGCTCTATGATTCTTGCTTTACTTATATCCAACTCGTGATCGGAGTAATTCATCGTATTTTTCTTTTTTAATATTTACGAATGGGTCGTATTTCTTTATAGTTCTCGATACGTCAGGCCAGATTAAATCGTTACACAATTTCTGATCCAGGTCTGTTACGTAACCGGTTAACTTCTCTAAAATAACTAACGTTTCTATAGAAATGCTATTTCTTAAATATAGCTTAATTATATATGGATGCTCATTTTTCTGGCAATGGAATGTTTCCCAGAATGTAATATTATTCTTTTCACAAAACGTAATTACATTATTAAGTTCTTTATCGAATGTGTAGTACATGGACTCCATACGCTTCTTCCAACTTGCGTATCGCTCTTTAGAATCAACATCAAATAACCCACCCCAACGATCACCTGATACAAAATTAGCAACTAGAAAATCAACCACCTCTTTATCAGAGTAACTTTCGGCTACTTTTCTAATTGCTAATAAGTCCTTACGTTTAGCAAAAGATTGCTTTGAGGCTCTTACCCTCCCACCTTGCGCAATTACATCATACTGATCGGTAGTAAAATGTAATCTCAATGCGAGGTAGTAGCGATAGACTTCAAATGGTTCCATAATCATACAGGCAAATGTCCAATCGGTTTAATCATATTTGCAATCTCGGCTTCCATTTGAATCTTCTCACGAAGCTTTTGATTAATCAAAGGACCAATACTATCAATTTCAATATCTTTTTCATCGCAATATGCAATTACTGCCTCCATGTAACCAGCTTTTGTACGGGTTACAATTTCATCGATGTAGATACTGAACTCATTTGGTGACCGAAAGCGCTTAGTAATAACAAGCGCATCGGTTAACTGCACTGGTTGTTCGTTCATATAAAAAATATTAGACCTAACATAATGGATTGAATTGCGAAACCAATACCGATAGTCACTACCATCAGCATGTCCTTTAGTATAGCTGATCTTAGGAAATAAAGCAACAGTCCTAGCCACAACAGACACGTAATATCAAGTGGGGGTAGCTTATCTGTAACCCCTGACATTACAGCAAGAAAAGATGGAACAGTTGCACATATGAATACCAGCATACTTAGCCAGGCAAAAGTGTCTGCGGTAGTCTTTGAGAATCCTTCAAAGTAACCTATTAGTTTTTCTTTTATTGTATTAAGTGTTTCCATTATGATTTCTCTCCGTAAAATATATGACGACCGATCTGTGTTATCTTTGGCTTATTCCAATTTGGTGACACATAATCAGCATGATAGAAGTAAGCATCTTTTAGACTTGGTAATCTAAAATTCTCAAGAAGTACTTTCTTAGCTACCTCCATGGATTCTTTATAGCTTGCAGTATTACCTGTAATCTTCGGACCTTGCTCACAGTACCAAGAAAACTGACATACAACCTTACCAAAGAATACATTCTTCTGATATACTACATCACAAATATCGCTTGGGTACCTACCTGAGTTAGATCGGTTGATTGTTACCTGCGCAACTGCAACTTTACCTTCAAAAGGTTCATGAGCTGCTTCAAAATAAATATTTTTCGCTAAACAATTTAATTGCTTCTCCCGCTCTGCCATTGTAATGGGTATATCATTAAAAGGTTTAGTTTTGTAATACTCAATTCTGTTCTTCGTGAAGCTAACAAGTATAGCAGCAACAGCTACCACCAATGTAAGCTTGATTAGTAGGTTCATAAAACGTACCATTAGTTCTCCTTATTGAAGGGGGCCGAAGCCCCCGCTCACCATCAGATTACTTCTTAGTAGAAGTAGACTTTGCTTCTGTATGGATGTTGGATACGAATCCGTTGAGGATAGCTGCCTTCGCAATTACCTCGGCTTCGCTCGGGTAGGCTGGGAAGCCTGGATGATCAGGAGCTGTCTGTCCTGCATGCTTAGCGACTTCGACTTTTGTAGACCAGTCGTTGCTAACTACTTCACGCTTTCCATAATATTCCTCGGAAAGCATCTCTTTCGCCATTTTTAGAAGTTCAAGGCGAATCTCGAACGGTGTCATATTACTCATTTTAATTCCTTTGTGTGTATGAGTGTTGTGTGGCTAATTTAAGGTCTAGCCACTTGACCTTCTATACCCTAAGGATATCAATTGCATTCCATTTATAACTTAATGGTTCACTTCGAAAGAAAGCTGTTACAATGTATTTTGTACCACTAATTACTGGTATACCAGCATGGAATGTATTCCTATTATATATAGGATCATTATAGTTGTATTTAAAAAACAATGCCATTCCTGCTTTAGGCTTTACTTTAATATTTAGAGTTGTGAAATGCGTCTCCCCACCTTCGAAATCATCATTTAAATAAACAATAATAGAAGCAATTCTATCAACATCAAAGACTTTAGGTTCATTTGCTCTATTAAAAAAATCAACATGAGTCTTATACTGCTGACCCACATCGTACCGCTGTACTTGTACAGGTAATTCAATATAGGGGTAGGTACCTATTAACTCCCCCTCAATTAACTCTGTTAATTTCTGATGCAGGGGGTTGAGTTTAAACCCCTTATCAATGTATGAAGAGTTAGATCTATAGTCTGTAGGTATACCTTTTTTTGTTACAAAGTCAAAACCCTCAGCCGCAAAAAATTGTTCAGATGGAATACTCTTAATCAAATCCGCGCATTCATCTTTCGAAAATACATCATTGTATAGAACTATTCTTGGCTTGTCAAAAAGAACTTCTTTATGCATTTTTTTCCATTATAAGTGTAGGTTATTCTGTTACGAGGAAACCTACGAAACCCTAAGCAGTGTTTAGGCTGCTAATGCGAACTTTGAGTCGTTTGCGTTTACTTTTGTTTAGTTTTAACATCTGCTCTGATGTGCTGTCCACTCTGTTACTCTTTGCCCTGTCGAATCTATATCAGGCCCATCAGATGTACCCTAGTCGCTCTAGGCTTCGCGCTGAGGGTAATGAACCCAGTACATCTGGTGGACCTGGCGGGATTCGCACCCGCGTCCAGAACACTTTTCTCTTTGCTTCATACAGCAATATCTTTTGTTAAGAAGATATAGCCTTCATGACTGTAAAACTTCTCTACCTTATAATTATATAAGCTTAAGAAATTTAAATCAAGGTCTTTATAATTTTTACGTTTATCCCAATTACCACCTTCAAACGGACCGTCTTCGTATATGCGTAAATCATCGCAAATGATAACGTCGTTCTTATCTTTACGGTATTTATTTATAATTTCAATTTCTTCCCTTAATGGAAAGTTATGCTCTGAATCTAATAATACCGTACCGCTGTTCTTATCATGCTCGGGTAAATGCGCATCAAGAAAAAATAAAATGCGATCAGCTGTTAGTCGAGGTAGTAATTGTTCTAAAAATTCTACCGATGTACCTAGAAACAATTCTATGTTAGGTGAAATATCACTACACCTATCGATCATTTCCTTGTCTATATCGCAACTGTACATTCGTTCAAAGTTATAACCTGTCGTATACCTCAACGTGTTGCCTTGAAAGCAACCTGTCTCTACAAATACATTTAAATCGTATTTAGTTTTAATTTCATTAATTGATACACACGCATCATTAAAGTTAGAAAGCGAACCCATTTCTCAACCCCTCACATAAAGATTATACTGTCAATGCCACTGAAATGCCACTCTTTCTTTCGTAGAGATCCCGGAAGTGAAGTAACCGCTTTACGTGGGTATCTCTCTTCTCGATAAACACTTGTGGTTCGTCATCTTCAACTGCAATTGCAACAACAGTTTGAGCAACAGGAATACCAAATTGCTCTTCGAACATAATCGCGTAGGCAGAGCATTGCATAAAATAATTTTCGATGTAACTAATATCTTTTTGCTTTGCTGAGGTCTTAAAGTCAATAACAGAAACCTTACCATCAAATTCACCAACACAATCTACCGTACCAGCAATACGTAAATGATCAGAGTACATACGTAGCTCTTGAGCATAGACATTATTAATGCGATGTAATGTAGGTTGAAATCTTTTAAATAGATCTCGCTCAAACGGTGTCTTAAAATCTGGTGTTAAATTATTAATATAATCTTCACAAGCTTTATGCAGCTTGGTACCCCGGGTTGAAGCTTTACCAGATACCCGATTAGCTTCATCATTACCGACCCGTGTACGCCATTCAAAAATAGCTTTCCGGTTGTACTCAGACAGTACAGTTGTAATAGAAGGGTACTTATTACCTTCAGGGGTAACATAATGCCGTACCCCGTTCTCGTTTAACTGTTTTAGTTTAGGTACTTCACGGTCAAGTTTTATATGTTTAAATGTCATAATATATTATAGCGTCTTTACGCCAAAACCTCAACAGCGTGATTGTAATGGTGTATGCGGTCTTCTAAGCCGATCGTACCACCATTGATACGCTTAGTTAGTGTTGTTAAATCACCGGCATCAGCAAACTGATTCAATTTGTTCTTGTTCCAGAACCAGCACGCCGAGTGAATAGCATAGTAAGGATCCAGTAATAGATCTGGATCTTCTAAAAGCGTACTGTCTTGGAATAACGTTTGCGAGCAAGCCTTATAATTATCTTTACCGGTTAACTGTAAAAGACCTCTACCGCGATACTTATAACCTTCACCTGTTTCTTCTGATCCATTACCCATTCGACCACCATAGGTCTTATTAGCAATCATTTCTGGTTTACCAGCATACTGTTCAGCAATACCGGGAGGAAACCTCTGTGGCCATAATTTACCTAAAGTTGCAGCTTTGTAGTTAAGGTTTTCTTCTAGTACTGAAAAGCCACCTGATTCATGAGAACACTGAGCAATAAATGCTGCTACTCTCTCTACAGTGTTAATGTCGTACTGCGGAAGTGCTTCGGCAAGAGCTTCATACCAAGCATCCGGACCACCGATTGCTTTTGGTATAAGTTCACGTACTTGTTCAACAGTAAATTCAAATTCAAAACTATCTGCCATTTTTTTCCCCTTAATGCTTTAAACCTTCATCAACAAGTTTATTTCTTTCGACAATAAACCCTTGAAGTGTTTTATCTGTTTTCGTTTTGACTAACTCAGGTATATTCATATTGTTATTATCATTAGTAATAGCGTCAACTAAAAAGTCTGGCTCAATCAACTCTTCATCGATTGTTCTTAATGCATGTATACAAACACAAACTGTATTATCCTCTAATGCAGTAATTTTATGAAAGTCATCTTTACTGATATAAATCATTGTCGGCGCATGAAATGCTTTTGATGAAGTTGTATTACCCATATCATCTAAAATATCTACTTGCACCGAACCAGCACTTACAAGCGTTGCATGGTTATAACTATGGCGATGACCATGTTCAATATCCCCTGCATGCTTAAAATGCATTAATCTACTATATACATTGCTACAAGCAATAAGCTTAATATCTGGTGTCATGCTTTATTTATCAGCTGAGTCTTCTACTTTTAATTTTGCAAGAATATAATCTTTTACTAAAGAGCTACGTACAATATCGTCTACTTCAAATTCGATTCTTGTAAATGCAGCCATGTGATGGGCAATATCAAAGAATTTTAAAATACCTGACACATCTGTCTTTCTTTTATTCAAATCTGTTTGACGATAGTCTCCACACCATATAATTTTTGATCTATAACCAACACGAGTCATAACCGTATCAATTTCTTCGAACGTCATATTCTGCATTTCATCTACAATAATAATTGCATCATCAAAAGACATACCCCTAATGAATGATGTAGAAATAAATTCGATGTGTCCTTGTTCGGCTAATCTATCGTATGCGTCTTTACGATCAAATAATGTATGGCAAATTTGACGATAAGGTTGTTGATAGATGTCCAGCTTTTCATCGATGTCGCCAGGTAGATGACCCATTTCCCTAGACTGTACCGCTGACCGAACAATAATAATTTTATTAAAAGGGTTATTTTTATCTAATACTTCTTCGAGAGCTTTGTATACAGCAATGAACGTTTTACCAGTACCTGCTACCCCATGTAAGGCAACAAAGTAATCACCTCTCTTATATGCTTCGTAAAATAATCTTTGATTGTCGGTTAGAGGTTGAAATGTTCTTAAATTATCTAATTTTAATCTTAGTGTATTATTAATTGGTTTTACATTAGGTTGGGTCTGTGGATTATACTCTTCGGTATGGATAGTAACAGCTTTCGCTGCTCTCTTATTAGTAGCCATTAGTTTTCCTCTTGCAAAAAAAAGGACTACAGGTTTCCCTGCAGTCCCGGTAAAAAACTCTTAGTGTGTAATCATCGTCGTGACAACTTATCAGTAAGGTTACTCTTGTAATTAGCGCTAGCTATTTTTGATAGTACCTCATGAAAACCCGTATCTGGTCTACGTATACCCAGACGAACTGAGTCGCCCATTGCAGGTCCTCTGCCGGGTTCGTGGTATCTTTCTAGGTGGGGATTTTTATCTTTGAACACATCGTATTCAGACATACGCATTGAATGTTCTTCGACTTGCTGTGTTTCAGTATTTAAAAAAGTATAGATCATATTTTTATTTATACAAACCAAGTTGTTGAGCGCATTCAGCCGGGTTGTTGCTCAAATAAAATATGTTCACAAAAATATACCTCAAAGGTTGTACCTGGATTACTTTCTAATACTTTAATTTTTGCAATCTCAACATCCTCTAAAGTATTAAATACCCCAACATGAGATGTCTTTTTGAGGCGGTTCATTTTATCACGCGTCTGCATTTCTAGATTATAAACTGTATGCATTACGTAATATTACCTAGACTTGTTTCACCAGTTAGTTGCTCGTACATGGTTTCAAATTCTTCATGTTCAGCAACTTCGCGAGAGAAGTTCTGCTTATGATAAACCTTTGCAAGTCTACGAAACGTCTTCTTACTCATTTCATATTCTTCGCAAATATTATTAATAGCCTCTTTAATGAATTCACGCTCGCCTTCAGTACGTGCCATGGAAGCTGAAAGCTCATCCATACACTTCTTAATAGCTTTACGTGCGGCGGGGTCAGAAGGAAGACTCATATTATACCTCTAGTAGTTTAAAATCAAAATTATCAGCTATCTCTTCGTAGTTAATGTAGCCACGTGGGTTACAAACAATACGAGTAGAACCAATCATGTAGTCATAAGGGTCATGGGTATGACCGTGCGTCCAAAGTTTAATCTGAGGACGGTCGAGAATAAACTCAGACAAGTCACTACTGTATGCCCCGTTCATCATTACCTCCTCTTTATATCGAGGGTGGGTTGACATCTTACAGGGCGAGTGATGACCAATAACAACAAACTTATCGGTCTTATCTTTTGTAGATTCGTCAATAAAGGCAAGCATAGCTTTATGATCTTCAACTGTATCTTCCGGGCAGAAGCGAGCTTCTCTTTCGTGGAACTTACCTCCGTCATCTTTAAAGGTTACTTTTCTTGAACTGTTCTGAATAATTCTAAAGTCATTCATAGCACCTTTAATGGAATAAAGGGTATGTGGGTCTTCTTTATTCATATCAGTCCAGAGGGTACCACCAATGAATATAACGTCTTCGATTGTAATACTCTCCTTATCCATTAAACGGATATTAGGAAACTCTTTTAGAACAGTGCGAAGTATATTAGCTGACGTTGCAAAGTCACCGTGATAATGTTCATGATTACCCATCACGTAAAGTACATGCTTAAAGCTGGTTGAACATTGTTCGAAGAACGTCATAAAACGTTTTGCATTACCGTATGAGTCGCCTTCAGAGTAACCTTTTAAATCAGTAGCAGTAACAATATCACCAGATAAAATTAATACATCTGCACCATGTGCATTTGTAACTTCGAGCTGACCAAACTCGATATGCAGGTCTGAACCAAGAGCAATTTTCATCCGCGCCTCATTTGCGATACTTCTTTCGCGTTTTCTTCAGTAAAAATAGGTACTAAGTTAGACTTATGCATAGCAGCAATACCTAGCATTTTATCCCCCGTATATACCTGCTTAGCTTTTCCAGTAGTAACCGCCCCGTAGTTACCAGAGTCTAAGCTAGGATACTGCTTAGTCTCACGAACATACGGTTTCGACACGACACCAGGTAGAGTAATTACCTTAAAGTCTTTTCTCTTCCTATTCTTACCGGTAGGATCAATACCATGCTTCGCACACCACGCAGCGTACTGCTCGCGCTCGGCTTTAGGCTTCTGCTTAGGTTTAACAAGAGGTTTAGTATTAGTATAAATCATAATCAATTATAATATAGAACAATAAAAAAATCAAAGGTTACGTCTATCCATTTTAATCTCTTTAACATTGTAGAAGCGCTCCAGACTAGGCGCCGTACCAGTTACTTCCCACTCAGGTTTTTTCCTCGTGAAAAGCTGCCAAAGAGATTTTAAACTAAAGGGGATGCAGCTTTCACCTTATCTACCTTAGGTGGTAACGTTACAGGGTATGCCTCACGTACAATGTCTTCTTTTAGAGACTTATACTTTTTAGATAAGTTTTTATCCTTAGCAAGAATAATTACTTCGGCCTCTGATGCATGCAGGCCTTCTAACATTTCAATAAAGAGAGTTTCTTTTTTAAGTTTAGGAATCTTAACATTAGGGTCATGCCAGATATAGAAGCGTCTATATTCAAGCGTCAGCGTTGTTTGCTGATAATCGATCGGGCGATCAGTATCTTTACGATACGGGGGCTCACCCTCTGGTAGATCGAACGCTACGTTAGGGTCGAAATTAATTCGCATGATGCCTCGTAGAACGGGCGTTTCGTATTTTTTAAGTACAGCGATTTTATCTTGTTTTGATTTAGCTTTTTCAAACTCATCAAGTACTTCTGAAATTAGTAATTGCATTAAAATTCCTCCAAATGTTCCATCATCTGCTTCATCTTATGTTCAATAAAATAATTAAGTAGCTGGCTCTTATCTTTAACTGGTTGTGTCACGAAGTTATTTATAATAGCTTCTTGAACCTCAGAAGGTATCATGTCGAGATCCACCATCAATTTATTACGATGAAAGTTACGACGTTCTTCTTCTGTCTTACAAGCAATGAAACCATTCTCTGCAAACTCTAATAGTTTCTTAGATGTAATAGGTCGTTGACGTTCACCAGCAACAATGGAGTCATCAGCTGAAAGAATATTAGGTACTCCGTCACCCTTATCACCCTTAACAATATGCTCCATTAAATACTGGTGAGGAGGCATATCAGGTTTAACGAATTTCTTTTGTACAGGAGAGTACTGCTTAACATGCTTATACTTTTGTAACTGCATGAAGTCATGATCACCAGAAATAATCAAAAGAGGTTTCGGTTCCTCTAAGAGACCTGTAACTACTTTATCATTACTGTTAGACCAGAAGACGAGCGTGGCAATAATATCATCTGCCTCAGCCCCCTCCACCTCGATTACCTTATACGGAAATACCGTACGCAGCTCTTCTTTGAGTAAGTTAATCGTATCAAAGATATGAGGCCAGTTAAAGCCGGAATCTTCTCTTGACTTCTTACGGTTAGCTTTGTAGTAAGGAAACTGAGCCTTGCGCCAGTACTTACGGCTATCACATGCAATAACGATCTCACCATACTCACGTCCAAACTTTTGCTTATGCGCTCGAATAGCATTAAGCACCATATGACGTAGCAAGTTAACATCAAGTTCAATGTCTTTCCTACCACCAATCTCCACCATTAGGTTGGAGATAATAGTCTGAGAATAATCAATAACAATCATTTAATAACCCGAAGTATAATACACTCTTCATTAATTCTACCATTAACTGGAGTCTCTTTTGTTGTAAGTTCAGGTAGTATTCTACGCAATTGAACCTTACCAGCAGTAAGTACCTTCTTTAGTATCTCTGCCGGTTTGCGTAAAGCTTTTTGCTCACACATATCAGGATCATAATTTTGTAGAGTAGTACCCTTGACCTGCAAACCGGTGGTTGATTCCGTGCGGTAAGCTGCCAATCGTTTATACTTAGTATTATATACCCATACCTGAGAGGCACCAACTATCTCCGATGCCATTACTGACTTAAGATTTAGTTCTGTAAACTCTCGCATGTACTTAAGCTTTGCAACCTGTATCCCAGGAGCTACTTGTTTCTTTACGCGAGGTTTACGATTAGCCTTTTTAAACTCAGTATAGCGATCAATATCCTCAACCCACTGACTGAATAATTTAATTAGCCTGGTTAGTTGCGGTCTAGTAAAATTAGAATACGCCTCTTTAATAAGAGGGTCGGTAGACTCATATACGTAAATAAATTCTTGAGCTTTTCTCTTTACCCATGCCTCAACGTGCGTGCAATAAGGTTTAGGAATAGATCTTGCTTGTAAGTCTTTATATAAGTCAAAGTCTTTTTTATCTACAATATAGTCATCAAGCACACCTTCAAGTTCACCGATATACTCGGCTACTTTTTCCAGCATGTAATCTTGCACCGAAGGTTTAGGTGTTGTATCTTTAACCTTAATAACTTTCTCTTCTACTTTTCTGACCAGTAGTTCCTTAACATAGTTGTCTAGCTTTTCTAGTTCTTTTGTACCTACATTGCAACCGTTATGAATAATACGAGCTACCCAACCATAGGTCATTGTAATTTCATTATCAGGTATTTTATCAAAGCGCTTTACACCATCAACACCTACGTTTGTCTTTACATATTCCCGTAGATAACTAACAGCATCTTTCTTTTCTTTTTCTTGATTATACCAATTAAAAGCATGGCCTAGCTGGGAAACGTAATCAGCCGACTCAAAGTTAATTTGACGTGGTTCGTTATTTACTACTGGTGCTCTTGCCATATTATAGATCGAAATTAATTTGCGTTACAGAATCAAAGCGAAATGATCTCCATTCCTGTTTATCTAAATCAAATACAGGACAGGTTTCTTCACTAACAGTTTTTACTCGCTCGGTTTTCTTTTCATACAAGACAGTTTTCCCTTCTTGTAGTGTACATTTCATTTCACGAATAGTACCGTCTTTTTTCTTAAAATGAATAGTAGTATCATGCATACGAAGTACACTACGAAGCCAGTCTCGAAATTCTTGACGTTCGGTTTCATCAGCCGTCTCATACCACGTACCCATCGGTTTATCAATAAACATAATTAACTTCCTGTAGAGAGGTAAATATCATTACCTTTTTTATAAAAGGCTTCAATAAAAACATGATGGGAATCTCCAGATTGTGCAATAGCTTTATCCGCTGCAGCCCACAAATCCCACCATTGTAAATTTCCACCGGGTAGAGGAATCACAACTGTACCTTCACCCCAGTGATCACCGTACCGAAGTGTCTCACCATTCAAGCCAGATAACTCATGAATATTTTCTACTTCGTAAATAGACCAAACAGATTTAAGACTATTGTCTTTTTTTACTGTATCAAAGTAGCGGTATTTTTGATCAAATGTATCAGTGTCAAGCATACTGAACTCCATAATGAATAGCGTCCTGGTCGTAGGAATGTGAAGCGTACATCTGCATGTCATGCTCTGCACTCAATCGTTCGAACTGCTCGAGTTCTAGTTGATCAATGTAAGCAATCGCAAGTAACTCTGCTTCTTGATCGGCAATCTCCGAAAGTAACAGGTTTATTTCTTCAACAGTTTTCATAACAAATCTCCTAATCAGTCCGTATATTATAATGGCTTTAGGAGATTAAGCAAGCGTTACGTTACTTTTTAAAGAACTTATCGAGAATTTCTCTAGGCATTTCGTGGATTTTTGAACGTTCAATACTGATATTATCATCTTTCGTAACGTTTTCTAGACTGGGGCTCCACTCCGCATTCTTCCCACTCCATTCTCTCTTAAAATTCTTAGTATGCACAACAGGAGCTTCAGTAAAGATAGGCGCAGTATCATCTTCAGGTAACGGTATATTAAGACTACCGTTCATACCAGGCTCTTCAGGCTCGTTACGTTCTTTGAGAGAAATATTAGCTGCAATTAACAGTAAAATAGCTAACGGGTCAAATACAAATACCAGAGCAATAATTACCCATCTAACTGCTTTTTCAAGCGTGTCGGTATTCTGCGTATCGTAAATTAACGCTGCAATATATTTGATTGGACCAACCTCTGCCTCCACTTTACGAATTTCGGTGGCGATAGGAGCTCGTTCTTCATTAAGAGTCGAAACCCGCTTGTTATATGTTTCGATTTCGTTAAGTAAGCGACCACGCTCTTTCTGTTGGGCTTTGCGTAGACTTGATGCTTTGTCGGCACCCTTTTCATCTGTTGACCGAGCCATAACTTGGTCCACCGATTCATCCATCTGTTTGATTGCTTTGCGATTAACATCAATATTATCTTTCTCAACTTTTATCTTCTCATCAACAAGAGCAAGCTTAGCTGCTATATCACCTGAAGGTATAGCTTGATCTAGATGGGCTTTGGAGAGGTAACCAAATATACCTAAAGAAGTAATAATAGATAATACAACAATAGCCCCTGTTAGATAGTATCGTATAAGCGCAGGAGCAGTCCTCCAATTACGATAGACCCAGGATGCAGATACAACCTTGGCCAGTTCCAGCGTACCTCCCATTACAGCAATAGGGATTGCGGCCGAGGCAAAAATTGCCATTAAACCTATTACGGAGAAATACGCCGCTACACCTGATAGGAGTATTGCGGTTAATAGTGTAACACCAATTGTAAACATTATGATAACCTCACGTGTGATCTCATTACTTTAACTGATATCCACGAATTATACCATAGATCTTTATTTTCTAACACTGCTCTGGTAAATTGCTCTTTGGCTTCCAAATAGTTAGCTGTACCTTTATTTGGGCATAGGTGAATTATCTCACGAGTAAAGTTCTCTACCCCAAGACGCTGTACGTCACTTTGTAATTCATCAGAAGACGACCAATAGGTCTTCCAGTCGGATTCCGTCGTAACACGTCTCCGTACTTTTTTAACTTGCTTTCTTCTAACCGACCAAAAGAATTTCTTACCAATGTATTGTCGGTTGTCGATTTTGTTTGTAATAATATACACAAAGCCATAATTATCTCCAGGTTCAAGAAACGCCTCACCATTATAAATCCAATCAGACATTATTCGTCTTCCGGATCCCCTTCATCCTCCGCCTCGATTGCTGCACCGCAAAAGGGACAGAAGTTAACTTCATAGTAGGATTCGTCTTGTGAATGTTTGATTTTAAAATCAGCATCACAGCTATCGCAGTTATACGCTCTTTGCATTTTTACCTTTTAGTCTTTCTGTCTCAGCATCATAAACTCGTTTACGAAGCGCTGAGCTACTGTATGGATGGTCTCTTAAATGATAATGTAATTCAACGTTGTTATCTAAACACCATTGCTTCCCTGTAAAATCTTTTGCCTTATATTCATCACCTAAAAATCTAATATCAATATGTTGTGTTTTAAGCATACTTAAAAGATCGTCTTCAGTTGAGTAAACTAGAACTTCATCAACGTACTTACATGACGACACTGCACAAAATCTTTCGTAAATAGATTGAACAGGTTTATTTTTAGTATCAGGTCTATCAATTGTTGGATCTGTTTGTATTGCAACAATTAAGTAATCACAAAAACGTTTTTCTTCCTTTAGCATTGTTACATGACCGGCGTGAAAGAGGTCGAACGTGCTACAATTAAATCCAATTTTAAATTTGTTCAATTTCAATTCCACCTTTTAATAAAAACTCGACCCCTGTTGTCTCCCTGTACGAGCTACGATAATATACTTTACTTATTCCCGATTGATATATTAACTTCGCACAATCAAGACACGGTGCATGTGTAATAAACATTGTTGCATCTAATCCTGATTCACTCGACCTAGCTAACTTAGCTATTGCATTTGTTTCAGCATGCAATACTTCTGGCTTAGATTTTGTTGTGTATTTAGCTTCAGTATCATTACCTGTTCTAATAATATCTTCACATTCATTAGTCCAACCTGAAGGCATACCATTGTAGCCAATAGAAATAATTCTATCGTCTTTAACAACAATAGCCCCTACTTTTAATCTTGTAGCTGTAGAAAGATTAGCATAAGTCTCTGCTACTTTCATATGCGCATCAATATACTTTTGTTTCATTACCATTTACCGATTGGACAATCAGCACCTTCAATCATTGTTTTAGCAGGCATGAAGCAGTAGCACTCCCTACACACCTTTACAGATGTTATAAATCTATCACAGTCTTTACAGATTTGATATCTCTGTTTAGAGATAGGGTCGTTGAGTGCTTCTACTTCTTTAGCTTGGCGTTGTTTAGCCAGCCACTCAGGCTGCTCTTCCCCATACATCATTCCAATCTCCTTTAGTTGCACCTTTTGCATAATCAGTTGCTCTATTCTCAAAGAAGTTTGTATGTGTAGGTGCATTAATCATTTCTTCAACCCAGGGGAGAGGATT